GGTTATTTTCTTGCCTCTTGGATGATGTTTGATGAAGAACTGGCTACCGAGTTTAAAGGTTCATGGAAAAAGCGTTGGAACTCCAAAAACGATCATCTAGTAAACTTTCAGAAAAGAGTCAAAAAAATAAGGGTGAACGCGGGGGAGTATAAATCATACGATATGCCCATCGTCCTACATAACATTAAACAAGTGTGGTTTTATTTCGCTTCTCACGATGTGGCAAGGATGGAGGAACTCATTTCTAAATATCTTTTCGGAATCGGTAAGAAGACGAGTTTTGGACAAGGAGAAATAGAAAAATTTGTAATAGAAGCCATAGATCACAATCCTTTTGAGCAAGTAATACGCCCAATTCCCGCAAATATAGATGATGTCAGAAGTGGCAAGCTAAGCGTATCCCTGATGGGCTGGAAGCCTCCTTATTGGCTGCCACAAAACCAAACTTTTTGCCTTAACCCCTCCTAAGCAAAGCGGATTTATTTCCGCTTGTTTTATTTTTCCCGAAAAATGCGGAATATTTTACAAGAATTTTGCGTAAAAAAAAACGCTGTTTCCAATCAATAGAAGCACTTTTTCAAAATATTTTTAAAAAACGATACTTTATTTTTTTGTAAGTATCGTTTTTTCTTTTTATGTTTGTAACAGTTAAACGAATTACAAAATATTAACCGCCCAGATGGGAAAGTTTATGCCTACATTCAAGTATCAAAAGGGGCAGGATATTAAGTATATCCCTAATGCGACCCTCTACAAAGGTAAAGTAGTAAGTCAGGAAGGCAATAAGTTCAAGCCTTATTTTAACAAAGAACTTATTACAGATGAGATAAAAGAAAAACTTTCTGCTATCAAGTACATTAACAGCTCAAATGAGGCTACAGCCCTACCGTATATGCTGGTGATGGGTGAAAACGTCGGTGGAGGAATTATGATAGATACAGATATGGAGAAGGCTCAGAAAGAAAAAGAAGAGCAAGAGGCAATCCGAAACGGGGAAAAGCCTTTGAGGATAGGATATAGCCCTTATGGATTAGGGATGATGTTGCTGGATAGAATTTCTCCTGACCTATTTGCAAAAATAAAGCCTCATGCACAATACTTTAAGGCAAATGAGGAAGATATGGAGTTTTTGGATGACCAGTACGGAATATTCTGCCCAAATGCCTACGAGGTGAGGGGATGGTACTACGAAAAAGAAACCATAGCCATATTACACAATGCTGGTGTAAAAATGGTTTATAGTGATATTTCTATCACTTCTTATGAAGAATTTACGAAAGCTGTAGAGTATGTGAGAGTTCAGGAAGAGAAAAATGAGAGGGAAAGAAAAGAGAAAAAAAAGCTCGAAGAATCCTTCTCACAAAAAATACGTGATTTGGAGAAGACATATGTTTCAGAAGAAGAAGCCAAAGAAGCCAAAAAGCTACCTGAAATCCATATTTTAGATTTTCAAGGAGCAACTATCTACGGTGGCGGGAAATGGTTGCACGTCAAGGATGATGAAACGGGATATGTGGTGATTAACAACGGACACGATGGCGATGACTGGAGGCTTAATAACTATGATACCGGTGGAGCAGGTGCTATATGCTATAAGGTAGCAGGTTTAAAGAAAATTTTAGACGAAATTAAACAAGCAAATTTATGATGTACGAAGTAGGGAAACCTTTTCCCGTAAACAACCTAGCCGACGGCACAGAAAAGTGTGTGGCATCCTTCAATGAAAAGTTCATAGACTTACAAGTCTATGTTATTCCGCAGACGGGAGATGTCAAGGCGATGAAATCAGGACCAATAAAGTATGGAATGTTTGAATATCAAAACGTACCGTTTTTTCTTATTGATTTTGTCAAAACGTTTTCTTTTGATGCCCCTCTAAACTTCTTGAAAACTCAGGAAGACAAGCAAGAAGATTGGCTCAATGAAGAAGCGAACCTAATGACTATTTATTGTATCCACGCCCTAACCAATGAGATACTTGCTATCAGAGCAATCGGTTTGAAAAGAGATTTCTGTGAAGAAATAAGAGATTGCTTGGAAAAGCAACTCAAAAAATATAAAGAAATATCGGAAGTGGATGCTAAAATCACTATTGCACTCAGTAAATATACTAATGATATTATGATAGCTAATTCAAAAATGATACGCTTATGATGCTAACTATTTCACAATACGCCCGACGCTGTGGCGTAAGCCGAAACGGAATCCTTTACAGGATAGAAACAAAACAAATTCAATATGAAACCATTGAAGGAGTCAAAATGATAGACTCTGTAAAATATCCTCCTGTACCGAAACAAAAAACAGGTGGAAAAAAAGGAAACCAAAACGCTAAAAAAATAAAAGTATGAAACTAATAAAAATTCTACCGCTTTTAATTCTTCTAAGTTGTTCATCAGAAACTACATCAGAGGAATATCCAAAGTATATTTACTATGTTTTTTTCCCTAAAAACGGAGAACTTGAAGAAAAGAATCAAAGTGAATCTTATCAAAACTTACCCCACAAGTTTATTATAAAGTAACAGCCCCCTTCGGGGCTTTTTTTACGACATAAACGAAAGATACCCCACCCCCGTATAATGCCCCTTACGCATCCAGTTCCAATACGCCATGGCATCGGCAAGGTTGGGAGATCTGCCCAATTTCTTGACAATATCCTCTTTGGCTTCGATGGTGATTTTACCAGCTCTCACGGTGAATTTCGGAACGATGAGCTCTTCCTCCAAACGATCATACACTCGACCCTCCACGCTGATGCGTATCTTTCCTTGGCGTAAGTCTTCCCGAAGCTCCCAATACATCTGAGCCCGTAGGGAGGCAAACTCAAACAACAATTTCCCCTTGTCATCTGTGGCAATCACTTCTTTGAGCTGCCCCCCCTGAAGGGAAATCACCCTCATATTTTCGTTGTGAAATGCCTGTACGGTGGAAGTTCCGACACCCACACCGTCCACACCCACATAAGAGGGTTCGAGAAGCAACTCATCCAGCGTGGGCAGGTGGTAGTCATAGTAACCATAACTACTGAGCATCGCATCGTCATACAATAAATTGTAGGCGAGGTGGGAGGCGTTCGGACAAGCAAACTCCCAAAGGTTTCGGAGTTCATTGCCAAAGCCGTAGGCAACCGCAGCAGGGTCGCCAGTCCCATCCTGTGAGTTTGCCACGTCCACGCCCAAAGCAGGCATTCCGTCCTGATATTCCACATTTAGAGCCTCTTTTATCCATTCCAAACGAATGAGGCTGTCGATGCCCTGCTCAGGAGAAATCCCCCTCACACGGCTTTTAAAGAAGGGATTGCTTTCTCCATACTTTTCTCTACGCCTCTCGATGGATTGGAGGGTAACTGCTCCCGGAAACACTTCTTTCCCAAGCACAATGTTGGGGTGATCAAGAGCCGAGAGACGCACCGACACCACCCCTGGGGACTTGCAATGTTTGTGAAGAGTGTCATTCTGATTATCAGGGTTTCCAAGTGCCAGAATGAGGTTATTAGAACCTGTGGAAGTGTTTTCAAAAGCCTTGTAAACGGCTTGATGAATACCGGGGCATTCCTCCAAAACAATTAACATATTCTCCCTGTGAAAACCCTGTGCTTTCGTGGCTGCCTCCTCAGAAGCTCCCACACCTGCCACGAAACCAATGGCATGCCACGAATCCGCAAAAGCGTTTTCATCCTCCTCTGTGGACTTTTTACCATCTGCCTTGAGGCGAAGGGAGAGGAGGTCAGCGTTTGGGCGTACCTTCTTAAATTTAGGATAGATTTTAGAGATTTCCGCCCATAGGTGAAGTTTTAACTGACTCTCCTTGGGGGTTACGGTTACCACTAGACTATCCTTAAATACATCCAAGAACCACAAAACAATACGAGCAGCTGTGTAGGTCTTGGAAGTTCCTGTGGCTGCCTCCACACCGACCCACTTCTTTTCTGCCAGAGCCTGCCAAGCGGTGAGCAGGGGGTCTTTCGTTCCATCCCACTGATGTCCTCCGTATTCGGGCATAGCTGACCACTTCACCGCCTCGATGGGTTCTCTGAGTCGCTCAGTGAGCCAACGGAGCGGATTGGTTTGGAGCTGCTTGAGGTAAATACGCTGAGCAAGCTCAACTCTGGCAATCCTGAGTTGTTGTTCTTTGGAGAGTATCATTTTTCCAAAACTTCTTTATTGGCATCAATGAAGGCTTTCAACTCCTCATCAGTCATTTTTGAGAAAGTGGAGACAGTGGCATCCACTTTAATCGGTGAGTTGAGCCCCAACAGCTCAATTCTTTGCTTGCAGATAAAACGGATTTCTGCCAGAAAGCGAACGTCCCCACCGTGATTGGTGATGCTTGTTTCACCTGAGAACGCTAGCGGATTTTTACCCTTCGGTGTGGGCATCCCCTCCAAAGGAGTCCCCAACGCTCCGCTAAAATTCGTTTGCTTGATAGTTCTTGGTTGTTTGCTCTCCTCATACGCCTCCCAACAAACACGTTCCAAATTATCTAGTTTCGAGAGTTCCTTCCATTTCCAAGCGTCTATTTCGGAGAGGTAGGTTTCTTGCCACTCCTCCAATATCTTTTTAATCTCTTGGCTGATTTGAGATTGCGTGAGAAGATACTTCTCTTTTGTCTCTTCCTGAAGCTTCGCTGCTACCTCCACCTGCGAATAACCTTTGAGATACAGTTGAGTAATGATTACTTTATCTCTCTGTATTTGGAAGGTTGATCGCTTGGGAGTCTTGGGTTTAAAAGTTGTCATACTTTTTTAATACAAAATAACTATTTTTTTATAAAAAAAGACAATTTAATTATCATTTTTTATATATTTACACTTTGGTAAAAGTTTTAAGTTTAAAGCTAAAACAATGAGATACAAAAAAGCCTCTTCAATATGAAGGGGCTTTTTTTACTTTTTGGGCTCCCACGCCATCGAGTACCTATGCTGTTTGATTTCCAGCTTCTGAAATACATCCTCCTGCAGGAGTAAATCTATTTCCTTTTCCGTCGCTCCGATAGCGTAGGCGATGTAGTCCTTTGTGAGTTCAAAGTCCATCACCAGCCTCTTCACTATCTCACTCATCTTGAAGGCAACGTGGGTGCCTTTGGCTCTGTTGATGCGAATGGTCAGGATCATTCGCTCCGCTTCGCTCAGCTCCATCACACAGCAAGACACCAGCCACCCCTCAAGACGTGCCAGTGTCGTTCTGTGAAACCCGTCTATCAATACGCCCTCGTGGGTAATGAGGGTGGGTTGTATCCATCCGTTTTGCATAATGGAGAATTTGAGTAGTTCGAGTTCGCTCGGTTGCACCACGTTGGGATTATAGTCGTTGGCAACGATGTCGTAGGGATTTTTCCACTCTATACGTTCAATCGGGTTGTTTTGTAGTTTTATCATAATCAAAAAAGTAGTTTCTCATACCAAGTGGTGGGTTCTTCCACCATCTCCACAAAGCCTATATTCTGAAAAAAACTTTCAACTTTTCTGTTATTCCAAGCTCCCTATACACTTCCTCCACCAAGTTCAAAAGCACCCAACTATCCTTCCCGCCACTGAAAGCCACAAGGACATTATCAAACGTATCAATGATATGTTCTATTCGTTTCTTTGCTTCTGTGAGTACGTCATTGCCGGTGTAAGATACGCTATCCTGAAATTTAGGCATAATAATTATTGTCTTTAATGAAAATCTGCAAACGTTCGGCAGTGGTTTCCGCCTCATTGTATTTGCGTTTCAAGTATTTGATAAAACCGTTGTAGGCTTGCTGTTGCTCCTCATTCTCAAAAACCAGCGTGGTTTTGAGTGTGTAAGAACCCTCATTTCTGAATATGTAATGTTAATGGGTGCCTGTTTACAGACAGATTCGTTTCTCTCATTTCGGGGAGATACTTGTTTAGAAGCTCCGTTTACACAATAGATAACATCATCTTTTATCCAAAACAGCCACATATCGTGTACTAAAACGGCTATACCATTCTCTACCTCCACCACCTCTATCTGGTCAAACGGAATTGATTTTTTAGTAAACCGCTCTAAGCTTCTTTTTATTTCCTCTTTATTGACTGATGATTTTCGCACAGTCATATCTTGCTGTACTTTATTCACTACTTCATCTTGTTTGGATACGGCAAATATAAAAAAGAAAATACAAATACCCGCAACCACCCAAAAAGGTTTTTCTATAATCACTTTTTTCCCATCCGATTTTATAAATAAAAAACCAAACAGACGAGGATATTTTTCTACAAGATTTCTCATACAATTAACTGAAAAAAAGTTGCTTAATTCCTGCAATAATCGCCACGATTATCAGGATGACACCTGCCATAATCAGGTTATCTTTAAAATTTTGTTCTCTGTTATACATAAGACAAAGTTTTCCCAAACGTATAAAAAAAATTAAAATAAAAAAAGCTACACTTAAAAAATGTAGCCTTAAAAGTAATGTATCACCTTTTCCTATCTCCTATTATCACTTCGCTCCTCTCTCTCCTTGTAGGATTTGAAAAGCACATCTCCGTCAAGAGTTAAGACAATAGGGGCTTGTTCTATGTTGTTGTTCACCAGCGGAGCTGCTACGTTCACATCAGGACTTGCCATCAGGGATTTTTGTTTTGCAACATTATCCTGAAGCTTTTGCATATCCTGACTTTTGACAACGTTTTCCACAGTGGATTTTACAGTTGCCTCATCAGCAAACGGGTTGATGCTATTCACCGCATCACTCACAAACTGCTTAAAGTTTTCCCAAGCGGAGATAAAGCCTTCTTTGATTTTATCCACGAGCATCACACCCACCTCCAGAAACTTCAAAGGGAAACCCAAGAAGTATTCTAAAATGCTTTGCCCGGCTTGTAAAAAGAAACTTACAAAGCTCTCCCAAACACCCACCAGCCAATCCACAATCCCACTGAAAAAGTTACCAATCGCCTCCCAGGCACTCTGAAATAGGTCAGCAAACCAATCCACAATACTACCCCAGTTGGCAATAGCAGCTACCACCAGAGCAATGATTCCGAGAATGAGCAGTATTGGCCACGTGCTAGCCAGAACCGCAGCAGCCAGCATAAACATCTTGACGGTGAGCAGGACGACTGCCACTACCAACACCCCTGCAATGATGTTTCCGAACCTTGCTCCAGCCACTCTCATATCCTCAATCGTGGTGGTGGCTTTTGAAATGCCCCCCTCAAACTTGTTCAACGGAGCGAACACCGCTTGAATAGCACTGGAGATAGCATTCCAAACCGTTTGTATCACATTCCAAACGACTTTAAAGGTGTGAGCAACACCCCTGCCGAAAGCTTCCACAAACTCTTTTGCTCTAATGAAATAGGTGATGAGGTTAAGGGCAAAATCCTTAATTCCCATCTTATCCAACGCTTTCATCATTTCATCAGAAAGGTCGAAGAATTCCCCGTTCCACGAGGATAACGCCTCTCTCACCGCTCCGATTAAGCCCCCCACCTTCTGCAAGAAACCCAAGAAGCCTGTGGCTGGCTTTGCCGTTCCGCTCAGTACCTCGCTGAACGCATCCATCGCAGAGGTAACGAGCTTATACACTCCGTAGATAGCCAATCCCACCACGATGTAGGGAAGCATGGGCATGAGGGCAGCTTTTGCCGTCATTGCCAGAGCTTTAAGTCCTGCCGTCAGATTACCTGTAGCGAAGGCGGTGGATACCTGAGCCATTCCCATTGTTTCAAACGCCATGGCTGCTTTGAGACTGGCGACTTTGGCTAGATTCGTCATCACAATCCAAGACCCAAGGGCAATCAATGCAATCCCCAAGATACCTGCAAGAATGACAAAGCTCTTTCCCAAAGGGGTTTGAGCAAACTTGGCAGCAGCAGCCACCACACCCCCCAGCATATCCGTAAGGCTTGTAAGGGTGGGTAGAAACGCGGAGCCAATGGCTGTTTTAGCATTCTCAACATTAGCCTCCATTCGCTTCTGAGCCTCTGCGTAGGTGTTCATGATGATAGCCGCCTGCTCTGTGGCTGTGGAAGTCCCTGTAACCTGCTTTGCAAAACCCTCCAGACGTGGGTCTAGGTCGTCAATGTTTTTCATCAAAAGCATTGCAGCGTTCTTATTCTCCACACCGAAGACTTTGGAAACAAGGGCAGCGTCATCCTGTATTTTCGCAAGTTCCCTAATCCTTTCTGAAAAGGGCAAGGTCGTGTCTGAAAGTTTCTGAATGTTCACGCCCGCAGCCGTAAGCCCCTCCGTTGCATCCTTGGGGAGAAAACGACCCTCTCCTAATTTTCCTAAAACGTTTCTCAGAGCCGTTCCCGCCTCACTGCCATACACGGTGCCTTTACCCATTACCTGCACAGCTGCATTGAACTCCTCAAAACTCAAATTGGCTGATTTGGCAGCCAAACCCGCCACCTTCAAACTTTCAGCAACCTGTGGCACTTCTGCCGATCCCGCTTGAGCACCGGCTGCCATCGTATTCATCATTCGTACCATCTCCTCAGAGGCTTTCACAGGGTCATCGAGTGCCACGTCGTACTGTAACATCGCTGTGGTAAGGGCGTTTACCGCTCCTTTTGCGTCTCCTCCCATCGTCTTGGAGAGCGTTGCTACACTGTTAGCCATACCCTCAAGGGCAACAGGGGACTTGGCAATATCAGGACCAAGACGAGAAAGGATAGTCTTAAAGCTATCCACATAATCGGTTGCTTTACCACCAAATGTGGAGGCAAGGCTTTGGGCTCGCAGACCCAAATCATCGAGTCCAGCTCCACTGATGCCCGTGATGGCAGAGAGGTCTGCGAGTTGTGCCTCAAAGGCTTCCGCTGATTTGATACTCGCTCCGATGGGAGCTGCAAGAGCCAGACCCGCACCGATGGCAGCCGCTCCCACAGCCATGTTGCTTAGAGCTTGATTTACCTTCTGCTCCATTTCGGTGGCTGCCCCTGCAATGCCCGCAAGAGAGGATTTTATACCGTCTGCTGAGTTGCTGAACTCATCCTTCAGATAGAAGACAAGTCCCATTCCTAATTCACTCATATAAAAAAGGGGCTTTTACGCTCCATTTAATGGTTATCTAACTTTCTCTAACTCATTTACGACTATTTCAACAGTCGATATCTGGTTTTCTCCTTCCATCGTGGCAAGGTCTCCCATATCCACGTTTCGCACCCAGCCCCTGACTTCCCAAATTTCGGTGTTGTCTTTGGTTCTGACAGTGAAGTTGAACTCAAAGCCGGGGTCAATGTCTCGGTTTTGGTTTACCCCCACTTTTCTGAGTTGCTCCCACGCCCAGTTATCCGTAGTCCCTAAGTTGGTTACTTTGGTCATTGTGATGTTGGGAAAACGAACGGCACCGGGTGTTTTCACTACTTTCCCGCCTTCGTTGTGTTCCACCTCATCCACCTCAGCACCAAGACCCGCGATGCTTTGCACTGATAGGGCATCTACGCCGTCAATTTCAACGACGTAGTCTTTCTGTTTTCTTTGAACTGCCATGATTAAATAACGTTAAATTCTTGATTATTACCTCTTAAAATACCCTCAATAGTTACCAGGTCGCTGGGTGTTACAAAACCCTCAATGTACTCCGTGGCGGGTACTGGTGCAAAGGCAAACTTCCACTTCCACTTACCCGCAGACAAATCCTCTTTGGTGTTCACCTGCAACTCATCCACGCTTTTAGCGTACTGATCACCAAAGAAACGAGCCTTGCCCTGATAGATAGCTCCTTTTGTCTGATACGCCTCAATATGTGGTTTGAGTTTGAGGAATGTCTTTCTGAAAAACGGCAAGTCATTGGGTCTGAAGCTCTGCTCAGCAATAATGACCTTGAAATTTCGGGCAATGTCAAACACCAAATCCGCCACGTTTTCCTTTGAAAGAATTTTGCTTCTGTCTCTGAATAGACTTCTGTTACCCTCTAAACCCACATTACCAGTTTCCTTATTTCCCACAGCATTAAAGCCTTCCTCATATAAACTATCCCAAAGGGTTTTGAGAGCTGGAGAAAGTAAATCAAAACTGATTCCGTTCTGATTGTAAATACGAGCAAAGTCGTTTTCCTCATTATCCTGAGCGGCAGAAAGCCACGTTTCTTTGTTGTCCTTTCGGGCAATACACGCCAGCACATCCCCAAAACAAGCAATAGAGCGGGTAGCTCCCACGTTGTCAGGGTCTGATACAGTAATGTTGGGACACAGCACAGCCGTTCCGTACCAAGTATTGAAAGCTGTATTGGAGGCATGAGAGCCTGTGGCTTGCAAATACCCCTGTATTGCCTCCGCATCCGCTTTTGATTGAACACTTTTAACAATGATGAAACGCAAGTCTTTACGGCTCTCCGCATAGTTACGCATCGCATTATCCACAGCATACGTGGTACGGGCAATATTGGCAATTCTGAAAGCTCTGCGTTCTGCGTCAAAGGCATAGATACCCGTTTTGGCATCCTGATCACCCGTGTAATCCGTATCCACGATGTTTGCCACCACCTCCGCACCGGAGGCAAGTGTCGCTGTCGCTGACGTGGGTAGCTGTGTGGTGATTGCTCCAAGCGACACGTGTTTAAGCATGTCGTTAAGAGCGTTCTTTTGAGCCACAGAGGGTACCTCAGGAATGTCTGTGATGAATTGGTCTTCCAGACCAGCCACTTTCACACGCAAATCCACGTGGTCAGCTTTGGCAGACTTGGCAGGGGTGAATATTACCTGAATGCCGTTGTAACCAGCTCCTACGGATTTGGCTTCCACTACCACACTCCCCACACCCGCCTCAGCAGCGGTGGCAGAGGCTTTCGTGCCTGCAAGAGTGGCAGCGTCCGTAATATCCGTGTAGTGTCCCACACGGCACACGATAAGTTTTGCTCCTCCGTCAAGTGCTCTCTTGCAGAGAAAAGGGAAATCTGTGGTGGTGGTTAAACCTCCGAATTCACGCTTAAACTCGTCCCAGTTCCGAACGAGGGTGGGCGTGGCGTGCTTGCCCAATAATGTCGGACCCCACACCAGAACCACTCCCTTCAGGGTAGGTACAGGCAGGGCTGACAAATCAACAACCTCAAGGGTGTTTTGTGGAGCTCCAAATATTCCGTTCATAGGTTTGTGTTAAATTGATTGAAAAAATATGTTTAAATATGTCAAGCCATCCTCGGGGTTTGTTTCCTCAGTGGGCGTTTGTTCAATTATATTTACGATTTCGGTGGTGGGGGCGATGTCTCCTAAATCAAAAGGGGCTTGCAGAGCCACATTTCTGATTTGATAGGCATATCGAACCTCCATAAATTCGGGTATCGGGATTTGTGTTTGACTTCTGAAAGTCATTTCAAACTCCTCTCCCTCCGTTCCCACAACATTCAGGGCTTTGAGTATTTTTTGCCCTCCGATGCCCAGTGTCTGCTCCACAATGTTTTTAAGCAGATGCAAGTAAGGGCTTGTTTTTGCCACAATCGTAACAGATACATTGGCAGTTACAAGCTCAGGGGCTTCGGTTTTCTTGTAGTTTGTAATCTGCCCTGACACTTCCACAGGCTCATAGTTCAACTCCCCTCTGGTTTTGAGTGATCCGCTTTCAACACTCAGCCAATCCAAGTAGATTGTATTGATTCTGACATCCTCACGCTCAAAAATCGTTTGAGCCGGGTAAAGCCAGATAATTTCTTTACCACTATCCCTGATTGCCTCGATAGCAGCCACAAACTGCTCCTCAGTGGTGATGAGAGCGAGGTCGGGGAAATATCCCAACTCCACTATCCTCAGACGGATGGCGTTGTAAATGCTTCTTTTTATATCGGCTTCGGGCGTGTACATTTAAAATCCAAGTTCTTTTTTAACATTTTTGAGGATAATGTTCTCTTTCTTAATCCATTCTATTAGCTCCTTTTGTGTCGGCTGCCAGAGTGGTCTTGCCGGGATGTTTTGGGCTTTTGAGCCGTACTCCATAATGGTAGCGATGTCTGCCACCGAACTACCGTCAGCGTATTTAGCCTCCCGCTTCACACCCACGAAAACCATCTTTTTATCAATGACTTCGCTTCGGATATTTTGAAAAAGTGTGGAGGTTCTGATAAGGATTTTGTCCGAAAAACCACCTATTTCTTTGGCTCTTTTGTAGGCTTTAGAGAGTGGCTGCCACCCCAAGTCCTGACTTTGCAGGTGCTTGATGGCTAGTTGTTCTCCTTTCAAGCCTATTTGCTTCATTCCTTTCTGAACACCCTTGTCTATCTTATCGGACATGGAGGACAGAAGCGAAAATGCTTTTCCCCACGCTCCAAATTTCTTTACCTTAAAGCCACTCATAACATTTTAGAGATGAAGACTTTCACAACGCTGTATTGATTTACCAAAAAACCCACTACCACGACGCTGTTTATTCTGTATTCCGTTCCCTCCAGTTTGACTTTATCACGGTTGGGCTTGATGTTTACCTCTCCGTTGCTGGCTAATCCTGCCGTTTCTAAGTCCTTATAGTTATAGAGGATATAGGAACCGAGATTATCCAAAGCCCCTTTTCCATCAAAAGCAGCGTTTTTATCACCGCTAGCCACCCGCATCCCTAAAACCGTTACGGATTCGTATGCTTGTGGTGTTTCCTGCATTACTGAAAGATTTTGTTTTTTCAGAAACACTTCCGTTGAAACTTTCAGAAACGTATCGGTGGTAGCCTTGATGGCTGTGAAAATCCGTTGTACGGTGCTATCGCTGAGTAGGCTCATTCTGTAACGAATTTAAAAATGGGTAGATCCGGTTCACACTCCCCACATAAGAGAAGCGTAAGCCCTAATTCTCGTGCTAAGGCACATATTTTGAGTACGAGTCCGTCCATCAGCTCCTGAGTGGAAAGCATCAGGCTATTTTTGGAACTGGTTTCATAAAATTCCGTTTCTACTACGTCCGCTTTTGCCTTCTTAATGGCTTGAGTGGCTTGTGGTTCGCCTCCCGCCTCTCCTGCCACGTTTGCAAACACCTTTTTTGCAAGCATTGAGTGGGTGGTGAGATAGCCAATCAAAAGGTTCTGACGGTTGGTGTAGTTATTTTCCTCCTCCGTTTCTGCGTCCTCCTTGCCAAATTTGGATTGCATTTCATAGCATATCAAAACCCTCTGGGTTTCTATCTTTGCAGAAACCTCAGGGGTGTCTTCCAAAAAGGGAAGTTCGTGTAGGACGATTTGTTTTACAGAAAGCATCAGAGGAGGAAAATATTATTTTTTAGGTTCTTTAGCTTCAGGAGCTTTCTTTTCGACTGTCTCAGCAGACTCAAAAGTGTAGCCTGATTCTTTCACAAGCGTTTCCACTTCCTTCTCATTGACAATCAGCAAGCCCGCGTTTCTGATAGAGCCTTGAACCTTCGGATTGTTTTCTAGCCTTTTGATTTCCTTACCTGATACAGATTTGTTTTCAGGTTGCGTTTCGTCCCAAAAAATCGTGATGCCTTTTTCAGGATTGAGGCGTACCAAAACACTATTTTCTGATTTCTTTGACATAATTGATATGAATTGAAAATGAATAAAAAATTGAAAAAACCCCACTTTTTGTGGGGGTTGCTATTACCAGAATTTGAATAGCTGCTGCAGATAAGCATCCACATCCAACCAGGAGGGGAACGGAGCTGCTCCGATTGTTTGGTCTTTACGCAACATCACACGTGCCCCACGTAAGATGATGGCAAAGCCACTAAAATCAGACACAAACAACTCGTTTGTCTGGTTCTTGGGGTTACGGCTCTGCTCCATACGCATTGCTCCGAAACTCAGTTTCGCCAAGGCGTTGGCTGTGTTGATGAACATCAAATGGTTAGCGGGCAATACGTTGGCATCTGTGGGCAAGCCTGTGTAGCTGCCAATAGTGCTTCTGTCACGGCTTTGAAGCGTTCTGTTTAAGTCGTAAGACAAATCACTTTCTTGAGCGATGATACGAGTAGCAGGGTAGCCCAAACGGCTCATTCGGTTTTTCACCATATCCATATCTGTCTCTTTGAAGCCGTCTGTGGTGTTATCAATACCTACAACAGCACAGGACTCATCTCCTCCCGCCTGCTCTCCGTTCACTAAAACATCCATTGCCAAGGCATCATTTTGGAGGTTCATGTGGTTTCCAACTACTCCCAAAGAGATTTGTGTCAGAGCAATGGTGCTTTCTTGAATGAGCTCATCACTGATTTTGAAGCCACGTCCCACTTTGAACACTTTGACTTCTTTGTTGTTGAAGTCTAGCGTTCCGAAGGGAATGTCTGCCCCCTCGTCCACATATCTCATAAACATATCCCCCTCATTCACATAGGGCATATTGGCTTTTTGAGAGCGGAGAGCCACCTGCGTAGCCACCCAGTTTCTCCACTGCCCGCCACCTGCATATCCTGTACGGATAAGCTCCAAGAAGAGCTCAGGAATGATAAAACGAAACGGAGCATACTTAGAAACGGTTTCCAGATTGTACTGACCGTGTTCGATACACGCTTTTGTCAGTTCCTCTTTGGAGATTGTTCTATCTCCTCCCAAAATACCGATTGCCTCTGCAATGGTGTTATTAGAGAAAATGCCAATTTCACGCAATACAGCGAAAAAGTCAGCTCCAAAATATGACTTTGACCATTCGTTTGCAGACAAGTCCAACGCGGGGACAACATTGTCGTTTTCGTCCCTTACTCTCCCGGAACGAGCCGCAATCAGTTGCCCGATAAAGCCTTTTTTGTCAAGATTTGACAAATGGTCTAAAATAGCCTTTTGCACAGCCTTCTCGGTTTCTCTGCCAGTGCCTCCCGCTGCTCTGTCCTTCATGTGGGCATTTAGTTTTTCAATGCTCAAATTTTCTGTGTGTGTCGTCATTATGTTATGATGATTGAATGTTAAACAAAACTTTATTTATTACCCCACAACTACAGGAGCTTTTAGGATACCTACACGAATGACTGTATCCACAGCCCCACCAGAAATCACAATTCCAAGAGCATAATCTCCCGTCGTGGCTGCTACGTACTGAGGCGTACCGTCTCCATTAAAACTTCCGTTAGGCTTTACGAAAGCTCCAGCGTTGATCGTTCCCCCTTTCGCAATAGCGGCAAGGTCTTGAGCCAAGTTTACACGAACAGCCACATTCTCGCTGTTAGCAGCATCGGCTATCACCACTCCGATTGGATACTGTGTGCCGGTGCGTGTGTTCACTGTATTGTTTCCTGAGATGCGGACTTCTTGTCCTGCTTTCAGGGCTGCCCCAGCTGAGAACGTAAGCACTAAGCCATCGTGTTCTACATTCTGTACCAGCGTGGTTTTCTTTTTGAAAAATTCACTTGCCATTTTTTATATGGTTTTGGTTGGTTAAAAACTTATTTTCTGAATTGACTGATAATATTTATTTTATTGGCTTCCGGTAACTTATCCTCCTTTTGCTCAGAGGATTGAAGAATAATATCCTCGCTCCCGCAACTCTTGCAACACATTGCAAACTCCTCCTGAAGCTTTAAGCCAAAGCCTTGAGCAAGCTCAGAAAGCTCGTTGTAGGGTGCTTTGTCAATAAGCCCCAAGATGTATTCGCTCACCTGCTCACTTGCCTTTAAGCTCTTACGATACAAGCCTTTTAGCTCCTCTCTTTTGGCTGTCTGGATGCTTTGTAGTTGCTCCTGTGTTTTGGTGTGAAGCGTTTGAACCTCTTGGAGCGTGGTTTCTTTGCTCAATACCTCCGTTTCCAAGTTTTTTACTTTTGCTTCAAGGTTTGCTTTTTCGCTCAAAAGGGTTTTAGTAGCCTCCTTTTCATCTTTGAGCTTTTGCTCAAATTCGCTTTTCATAGCCAAAAAAAGCGTTTCGGTGTCTTTGGGTGTAAGGTCTTGATGGAACTTCGTACTCATCACGATCCTCTCCCCTTTCTGCTCCACCTCTGCCTTGTAGGCTTCTTTTTGCTCTGTGGAAGTGAAATTGAAATCTGTATTGGTGTCGATTGCCAAACCACGTTTCACGTTAATAGGGTTACCGTTGCTATCAAGTGCCTTTGCATACACATCAGCAGGGAAGTTCACCAGCGAGCTCTCATCAAAATCAATGATGTTTGTGGCAATTCTTCTCACCATCTCCTCTTTTCCGTTCACGGACATCATCTTTCCCAAATTCCAGTGAAACATCCAGTGATCCTCATCACCGTTGGAATCGTGGAATACGTGGCTTGGTTTATATTCAAACTCTAAACCAACGCTAGAGCCTTGAATGGTCGGAGGTTCGCTCATCAAAGCTCTGGCAATATCCGTATGGGATTTGGCATCAATACGATACACGCCAATAATGCCTGCGGGTACATATTCCCCGTCCTCGTTGATGAAAGCATCTTGCCACTGCACTTTCTCAATGATACCCACAGCCCCTTTCACAGAGTATTGAGCGTGGTCAATGAGGGCAGGTTTCCCCTCCAACTTCTTCGTAGCTGCTTTCAAGACATCAGCGGGAAACTCCACAGCTTTATAGCTGTACGCTCCCACAATCGTATTGGCAGAGAGAAGTCTAAAGGCACGACGAACAAAATCGCCTTCTTTGGGAATGAAATCTTTGGAAGTATTGCCTCCCTGATAGTCATTGCCCCAAGCGAAAGTGGCTTTTTCCTGCTCAGTGTAACCGAGTTGATTGGCAATGCTTTTGGCTATAATGGGGCTTTTGCTGGCTGTAATGTCCACGCGAAGCTCTAAATGTGCTTTTCTTGTCATCGTAATTTATTTTTCACAAAAGTTGCAAATTTTATTTGCATTTTTTAGAAAAATAATTATTTTTTTGTTATTTGATAACATCAAAGAAATCAGGGATAATGAGCTTTTTTCCCACGTAGGGAGATAAGTCCAAAGGGTAGTCGATGCCGTTGATTTCCGCAAGCATAATCCACAAGTCCACAGCGTTTTCCGTGAAGTCTTGGTAGTAGGTGTGGGCAATGCTGTCAAGCGTATCTTTCTGATGGATAATGTGGGTGGTCTCGTTGCCCGTAACAGTGTATTCGTATGGGATACGCTCTAACTCACTGGTGCCATCGGCAAACTCTAAGATATTACTATTGGCGTATGGGTTTGTGTTTTCCAGTTCCATTCTACTTACGAATTGAGGTTTTCGTTACGTCTCCCACGAGCTTGAAAGTAATGTCTACCTTCGCTCTCAGGGGGTTGTATTTCTTGGCAGGACGAAAATCAGAGGTTTTTGCACTGACCGAAGCCACCACAAAGTTAAGCCCTTTGAACACAGAACCCCAAATGATTTGCACGTAGGAGGCTGGTTTCGTTCTCCCCTCGTTAAACACAAGGCTTTTGAGCCACTTCACTTTCTTTAAAACATACTCAGGGTCATTCTCATAGACCCCGCTCAAACTAATCTGAAAAGAAATATCATTGCTCACGCCCGCGTGTTGATATTGTTCCAAGTTCCTGCCTGCCACCGCCACCGCTGGCAACTTGGCAGATGCCGAGTCGCTCAGTTCCTCAGGAATGTGGTCAATGATTAGTTTTTCGTTGGAGGCTAGTTCCACGATGTATATTTTCTGTGGGCTTGGCATATAATAATAATTATTTGTGCAAAAATAGTAATTTAATTTGCATATTTTTGAGAAAATAATTATTTCTATGTTTGAAAGAATAAGAAATACTCTGAGAAACTATCTCAGAATTGAAAATAAAGTACAACAGGAAGCCACCATCCCAAGAGAAACCACCAACATTGCCTCCACCACCAAGAGTAGTGAGCAGTATTGGGAGATATTTGGGATTGAGGAATCACAAATCCCCTCCGATTACAGGGGATTATTTGAATTGCTTGAGTGGCTTTCTGTGGAACATCAGGACTTCTCTTTTGCCATTACCAACATTCTGGATTTGGGAAATACCGATTTCGAGTTTCGTTTTCCTTCCAGCGTTCCCAAACGCTATAAAAAGCAGATGATAGAAGCTCTCTCACTATTCAGAGATAACTGTTACAGAACCAACGGCTCTGTATCTTTGGGCTACAAGCCTCTTGTGAGAATGCTCTTACGCCAACTCAGTGTCCATGGGGCATTGAGCGTGGAGGGGGTGTATGATCTGAAGGGCAACGGAAACGTGGTGCAAGTGCCTCACGACTCTGTGTATCTCTATAACATAAAGGGAGAACCCACCCCCTACCAACAGCAAACGAAGGGGATGACAGCCCTCAACCCCAACACCTACAAGTATATTCCACTCGACACAAAGGTAAAGAGTCCCTACGGCATCCCTCCTTTTGTGTCTGCGTTGGAGGCTATCGGCATTGAGCAGGATATGATTAAAAACTTTGCTCAAATTGTTAAGAAACTAGGGCTTTTCGGCTTTCTGCAAGTGGTCGTTACCCCACCTCAAAAGAAGCCGGGAGAGGATGAGGAAGCCTACATCAAACGGGCACAGAAGAAACTTCAGGAGGCAGCCGACGAAGCCAAGAAAACCAAGAACGATGGCATTGTGGCAGGGTTCAAAGGGATGCACGAGTTCACACTGGAGGCTGCTAACATCAATTCCGCAGGAGCGGAGGCGATGCTTCGTATGATCGATATTCTCAAAATCTCAGGGATGAAGCAAAACGCCAATATGCTTAACAGGCAGATGAGTACTACCGAAACCTTCGGACGGGTGTTACTGGCTATCTTGGGTAAACAAGTGATTTCGTTTCAGGAGCAAGTGGCTGTATTTCTGGAGAGCTATTTCAAGATGCATTTGCGTTTCAAGGGCTTCGACCCGAAATATTATAACTCCCTTCAGGTGTGGTTTGAATTACCCCTCACAGGCGACAAAGTGAAAGAGGAAGAGATTTCCTTAAAGAAGGCAGAGCGTTTGGTGTATTTACGAAACGAGGGCATCATTTCGCAAGATGACGTTGCTATCGGACTCGGTTTTGAAAAAGCCTTTGCGGACGCTCCTGTGAGCCACAATGAGCCTGCTCAGAGCGAACCCCTGCCCCCTGACGGAGCGAAGACAGACCCCAACAATCCTGATGCTGCCCTATCAAAAGCTATTTTTTATCTGACAAGAGGCAAGGCGGAGTATCTGTATGAAGCTCCTGAAACCTGCGGACACGCGGAACACTTGGAACTTGCCGGGGAGAGGAAGTATAACAATTTCGTCAGCAACTTCGCTGATGATATCGCCTCTCAGTACAAAAGGGAAATCAAAGCTGTTACCAAAAGCCTTGGGGCTTTTCTAAAAAAGTTTGACGGTTTGGAGCAGGAGGAATTTACGAAGCGTTTTTTAACGCGTCTGTATGGCGTGTGGGACTTGGAAAGCAGGATTGAGGAGGATGTGAAAAGTAACGTCAATGATATTTACAAGTTTTACCGAAAGGATAAAGCTGTATTCAAACTGAATATTCCTGACCCTGTGATTGATGGTTTCGACAAGCGTGTAATGGAATGGTTCAGAAAGCATAGTTCTCTCTATTTGGGTAAATTCATCACTGACGAGGATACGAAACAACGTATTGCGGCGTGGATTGCTCAATACTACGTGGAGCAGGGCGGAGAGATTGGAGAGGCTGCCGTAGAAGCCTTCACACAACAGTTTCCAACTGTCCTTGCCGGGGAGGAATGGAAAATAAAACGCATCACAGACACGGTGGCAAACCAACTTCGTAACGGTGGGAAAGTGGCGTATATGCAACAGGCGGACGTGGAGGAATACGAGATTGTGGAGGTGATGGATAAGATAACCTGCCCCCACTGCAAGGAGATGAACGCTCGAAAGTTCAAGGTAGCTACAGCCGTTTCGCTTTTAGAGCAAATCATTGAGGGAGAGGAGGACGCTATCATCAGTGCCAAACCCTTCGCCACTACCATTAAACCAAAAGATATTGCAGATATGACGAGCGAAGAGCTTGCCAGCAAAGGAATACTGTCCCCGCCCTTCCACCCTTCCTGCAGGGGGGTTGTGGTGGCAGTTTTGTAGTTTTCATAGAAGAAAAAAAAACCCCGATCTTTTGGAACGGGGCTTTTTTTTGCAGAGTTTTGAATTGTATTTTTTCAGCACTTTTCCATAAAATCAAAGGTTTAAATCCTGTGTTAGATAGCTTATTGAATGGTATGGTAGCCATCCAGTCATTATCAAATTCAAATATCAGGGGTTCATTTTCGAGAAGTATTTCAGCTATGTGCCAATGTCTGCCGTCTTTCTTGAGGTATTCTATCATCTTATCATAGTCTGTGAATACTGTTCCTCCTGCTCCCGCTCCGTTTGGGTGTGTTGGTGTACCATTTTCAAAGTTTTCTGATAAATGATGTTTCCAACACACGCCTGTATATTTTACTTCCATTTGCCTAAAATCAAAGGTTTAAAGCTTCTTTTACTCATGCGATTTTTCAGGCACAAAGTCAGAAAGTAAAAATCCTGTACCTCCAATATTTTGCGGTAAATTGCTTGTAAGCTTCAAAACGTCTAATTCCAATCGGGCTGATTCCACAATGACACTGCCTAAATCAGCAACAGCTTTGGCAGTTTTGCTGTCCATTTTATCATCAGGGTCTAAAAGCCTCTCAATCGTTTCAAACATCAGGTTTCTTACGTCAGTTATCTTGTTCCTTGCCATTTTCTTGTAGGGTTTTATTGATTGTTCTTTTTAAATTTGCTATTGCCAGAGTTGCCTCCTGTATGTCTTTGGGGTATTTCTGTAAGTGGTGATAGTTCCGTCTGGCGTGTTCAAACCGTGTAACCAGCATTAAATTATCAAGATGAATGTTAGTGCTGTCTCCATCCACAAAAACCAAGATTTGATTTTTTGGTAGTTTGCCGTGTATATCTTCCCAAAGTAGGACATGCTTTTGTTTCCAGACGTTTGGATCTGCTACTTTCACATACAAATATCCATCTGTCCACCTTTCACTACCCACTGGTCTGTAATTGTGGGGCTTATGTCCTTTTTTAAATCTTGTGGATTCAGACTTTTCTATTTGCTCAGGTGTCATGAAATCGGTTTGCTTTTTTCCTTTATTGTAGGGAATACTACCTTTCTTAAATCGGTAGGAATGTCCCCTATTACCATTCAGTAGTCTTCCTGATAGCTCGCTTTTTTTAAATGCTTCACTCTTTTCAAGTCCCATCTTGAAAGCTATACCATAAACAGATCTTACTTTTCTGTTGAGATCCTTAGCTAAATCAGCGGTTCTTGTATCTGCATATTTAGCTTTGATGATTGATAGCTCCTCTTCACTGTATTTCCCTTTCTTCATATTTAACATGATTTTCTAGTTTAGGGTATTCCAAATATTTGATGCCATCGAGGGCGTTTACTATTTTTTCAGAGGTTTTGATAAATCCACAATTTTTATAGCTTGGCTCAATCCAATCATAAGAACCGTCTTTACGGAAGAAATTTATTTCATTTCCCTCTACTTGCTGATTTGTTGGTGAATTATACCAATAAGGAGGCTCAGGAGTGTACTCGTAGGGATTCCAAGCTCCCCACTGCTTAAAGAAAAATGCTACTCCATTTTCTTTACAAGCATCTCGGATGTCCCTCACCCATTGCGGATTCATGGGTCTGGCTTTGTGTCCTGATTCTCCTCCTACGATTACCCAGTCAATTTTATCACATCCACGGTCTGTATAACCTATTGATTTATAATAAGTCCAATACCTACCCAAAAGAGAATTTATGTAAGCATTTGAAGATTCTACTACTATTTTTGTAAAATCTATTAGAGGCTCTGCACTTACAAATCTCACTTTTGCTGGAGTCTCCAAAAGAAAAGGGATTCTTTCATTTTTGAACAAATTTAGTCTTCACCAATGCCCAACTAGCAAAGCAATATTCGCCTACTGAGATGTTGATGAAACTGTCTATGTTATCACTGATAGATTTTACCCTGCTGATTTGGCAGGCTTTGTGGCGTGGGAAAGCTTTGTTTTTTTCGTCTATAATTTCCTCAACGTCTTCTAATAATGATTTCATTTGAGACTCTTCAACCAGTTTGTTGTCCAAGTAGCGTGTAGCGTCCCAAATTTGCTTTTGAAGTTCGTTTTTACAGACTCTGTGTGATTTTTTTTCGAGAAAGTACATCATTTTCTTTTGATTTGAAGAATTAGTAGGATAAACAATAGAATAAAAGATACGATACTGAGTAACTTGTAACCATTAAGGGGTTGGTAAGTGAGGGCAAACGCCCCCACCAACACCCAAAGCAAAAAGAGTCCTAACATACCCACCCGATTTTTCTGTATCTCAAAACCGACACCGATAGTTGGTGTGTACCATAGTATTCTTTTGCCTTCATTGTTGCCACCGCCCCCAAGCAATTTGGTTCTGGTGCTTCTACTTTTAGGAATATCGGTTGCATCTCACCGCCGAGTACCTTTGCCCTTATCTCTACTTCGTATAGTTGCATATCTCTTCGAGTTCGCTTTGGTGGTACTTGTAATTTTCCAAAAGAGAGTGATAAAAATTAGTTTGAAAAACCTTACTCAGTGCTTTTTCCGTTAGACGTAATTCTTTTTCTGCTTTCTCTTTTCGCTCATTCAATACACCGATCAGTACTGAAACCACACTCTCAGGGGCGTTTGCCTTTCTGAGTGCCTCCACCTCTGCAATTATTGCAGAAGCGGGGGCGTATTCAATATTACAGATGGTTAGCATAATACCACCCTTACGAGCCTCTAATGCCATTGCTTCATCGGGTTGCATATTGATTATACACTGATTCACTTTCTCCACTAAGCCCGCCTCGCTTTGTGCTATAAAGTGTTTTTCTCTACCCTCAATGAGAGCGGTAGCATAATAACTCATTTTGCTTTGCCAAACCCTTACTTCTTGGGCTTTGAGCATTTCTTTAATTTGTGCTTTAACTTTTTCCATTTTTCTTTTTGCTTTAATGTTTAACTACTACAAAGTTAATAAAAATAATTTAACTTGCAAAATTTTTGCAAACTAAATTTGCAAAAAATGTAAAAAAATAATTAAAAAAGGTAGGGCGTAACTGCCCTACCTTTTTCTGGATTTTGCTTTTTCTATTTCCCGGTTCTCCTTTTCCTTCAGCTCGTTTGCCTTCTCCAAAAGCCGTTCCAAGTCTCTGAACGTTATTTTTTCCAGTACGTTTATGGAAAAGCCCTTGATGTCGGCGGCTGAGAGCCAAAAGGCGAAGTCTAAGAGGTCTGAACCCGTCGCGGGGAAAAAAAACTTGGTTGGAAGATGGAAATGGTTTCGGTTTTGGAGGGTACATCTCCCTCATTGTATTCAAGTTTGATGGAAATGTCGAAGTCCCCCTCACGCTTAAAAACCTCCTGATACATATAGGAAATGTCATATCCCGTTATTCTGTCCAAAAGGATTGGATAGAAATTCCCCTCCTTGCCCTCTGTCTTGGATTCCTCCCAGATGCGGGGATCACGCATTTTAAGAGCCAAATCGATGTCTGCATTCTTCACGGTGGCGAATTTGTGTTCCTTCTCTCCGTCGAGCAGATGGAGCTTTACGTTTCTACCGTCGTTTGGCAGTTTCACCACGAAAGAAAAGTGTTGGAGTACGTCCTCATAGCTGCTATACATTGGCACACGTTCCTCCGGGTTGGCAAAGTCGTAACCTTGTTCTTTGAGCCAATCAGCATAGAAGCCATACGGCTTTAATCCGAAATTCTGCTCGTTTAAGTCTATGGAAACCTCTTTTTTGCGTTTGTGGATTTTGCCAAATGCCTCTATGGAGAATGTGTGTTCAAACTCCAAAGTTTCGGGAAATTCAAAAGTTGCCTGTCTAATCAGAAACACGGCATAAGCTCTGTCGGCAGACCCCATCCGCTTAATCTTCGTTTCAGTGAGGTTTTTGTCCTCTCCCAAACGGACGATACGTCTGGCCAGCAGTTTCTCCATTCCGTTTTTTCCTCCGTTGAGGTCTTTCTTATCCTCTCCCATAAACGGGCTTACTTCTATCTCTATCCCGCTGGGGAGGATGGCTGTGTGTGTTTTCATTTTTTGATAATTTAGTTGTCAAAATTTTTATAAAAATAATTATTTTTAACTATGTTTTAAAAAAAGTTTGTAAAAAAATTATTTTTGTTGTTATTTTTGAAAAACATTTTATATGCCAAGAAAGCCCAAGAATCCTGATAAAATCACAGTAGCCGTTTATATGCCTTCTCATCTCACGAATGTTTTTGATGCGTTGTGGGACGTGTGGAAACTCAAGAACAAGGGCAAGCAGGAGGATTTACTTTTAGAAGTCCTAAAAGACGGTTTGACATTCTTTCACCTGCTCCACGCTGCGGATAAGGATTTTCTTATCAGTTTCACAGTGAGGGAACGGGAGGCGTTTACACAGAAAAACTTTTATGTTACCGGGGATGATCACGATGCCGTGAAGGAAGCAAAATCCCTGCTGGCAAGAAAAACAATGCGAAAGATTTCCCAAAAGGAAATCATTGTACAACTGATGGCGTTGGGCGTGGCGTACATGTGCCAGCGTTTGGAGGCGAAAACCATACCCACCCCCAAACTGCACAAATTTACTTAAAAACCAGCGTAGAAGGTAATACCGTCAAAATACACGCCGGAAGAGTAGGGTGTTCCTGAGTGGTTTGTGGTAACAGCTCCACTGGTGGTAACCGTCATCACTATATCCGTACCATTTGTTTGTTCCACACTGACCCAAAACTGTTGTGTTGTAACAGGTCTGTATCCCACAGGAAGTGTACCAAAGTTCATTCCACCGCCTCCGGGCCAAGTAGTACTTCCTCTGAAATGAACAAATCCTATTGTATCTTTCATGTACCACAATCCCGAACTGCCAAGTTGCACGAAGTCTTCCTGTGCTTTGGGGGCATATTGATTGAAGGTATTGTATATCGGTGGTAGCATGTCGCCTGTAACCAAGTACTTCCAAATATCCCACTGATTTTCCGCCAGTACGCCATACATCCTCGTAAAATACACCTTCTGAGTATCAAGCGTAATGAATTGTTGGAGATAGGCTCTTGCTCCAATACGACGAACCATGAGGTAGCCGTTGGCTTCTTGAGGAAAATTCACATCTCCCGCCTCCAAGGCATCAAGAGAAACATAATAGTTTCCCTCCTGAAATATCGTATTAAGGTCTGTGTCAGGTGGCAGACGTTTGTAGTGCGTAACCATTTTGGGGAGAGGGGCTTTAAACCACACTACCCCGCTTTGGTTCAAAGCTGTGCAAGCGGCAGGCAGATACAAATACCCAATAAGCGTTTGGTTCGCTGCGGGTGTGAAGCTATTGGGTTCAACTCCCTGTGAGACCACATAGATAGCCGGTGAACCACCCTCCAACCCGCTGATGTAGGTGTGTTGAGCAAGGATAGCGTCTATCCTTGGACTTGCCTCTGTAATATTGATGGGAACTACTGTATTAGCCGTTTCCTCTATCTGCAAGCCTGATTGGGTTACCAGCTTCAGGGGACTGAGTGTGAGGTTCATGTTGGCTGTGGGAACGAGATTTGCCCCCTCGTAAAGTCCCTGAGGAGCCCCCATGAGGCTCTTTAAATTGATTTGTTGTGTCGAGTCAGGTGCGAGCCACTCAAATCTTCTTATCTGTGCCATTATATTAAAATTCCTATGATTAAACCTATAATACCCAAGAAAAGGGCTGTTTTTCTTTGCCTCTTGCGTTTCTTTTCGGAGGCTTGTAATTTCTCCTCTGTTACCTTTAAGTCGCTTCTTGCCTTGTCTAAATCGTTTCTCAGCTTACTGATACCACCCTCCAAAACCCTGATGGTTTCGGCTCTGATGGCTGCCAGTTCGCTGGTCTTCTCCAAAGCATCGGCAAGCACTTTACCGTACTTCATTGCCTTATCCAAACTGTCTTTACAGTTATTTTGAGCGATGCTTGGCGTTGAAAAAATCAACAGCATCAGAAATATCGGAAGTATCTTTATCGATTTCATTTTGTAAGAGGCTGTCCCGCTCCCGCAGGGGTTGTAAATTCAGTAAGAGCCGAAGGCTGTCGTTTTCCCTTTGTAGCTGCTGCTTGTCGTCTGTGGGTTGCTTTGTGGGCATCCGCCACACAAGGAAATTTATGAGCAACACAACCCCCACGAGAATGAGCGTGAGGGTGTTGATGACGCTGTTATACTGCATTGGCGTTGGGGTTCTTTGGTCCTGAAAACTTTTCGATGGAGTAACCGAAAATCCCTGCGGTTACCACTCCCAAAAACCCAAAGAAGATAAACTCCTCGATGGCTTTGGCAAAGAACTGATGTGCCACCCACATCACCACGCAGGCAACAAATGCCAGTAAACTTACAAGCTCTCTTAGGGAGAGGGTATTGTTTTTATCTTTTAAAAACTGTGTCATAATTATATGAGAGGGGGTTTGATGGTAAGACTTAGGAAAGAGTCCTCTATAGCCAGCAGAAAAAACGCTGAGCCAAGAGGCAGGTGTATGGAGTCCTCCTGATGGAGTTCGATGTTATTGATCACCACACAACCGGCAATGACCTCGATGTAAAACTCATGGGCTTGGGTGTTCCCCTCAAGGCGAAGGTCTTTCTCCACTCCCACATCAAAGCATTGAAATTTATATTTTTCTATGTGGAGGCACTCAGGCGGGATTCTTGTCCTCACCCACGCCCCACACAATCCGTTAAAGCGATTCCTGTAGCCGAACTTATCACTAAGCTCCGGTAAATCAATATTACAAAAGAGTTTTGCCAGCTTATCCTCAAGCTGTCTCACCACCTCTTTTCCGATATTCAAGTGTTTTGCCTCCCGCTGGCTAAACCATTCTTTATTTTTTTGTAGTTCTTCTGGTTCCATTGTTTTGGCTGTTTTTGAAATCCTGTACTGTTTTTTCCTGACTTATCATAAACTCATTGATGCGTTTGAAACCGTCCTCATTGATGCGTTTTAAATCGGTGAGGATGGCGGTGTAAGCCATATCTGATTTGCCGAGCTGCTCCCTGCTAATCTTGATGAGCTCGTCATAGAGTTCGTGTTTTTCCACGAGATTTTTAATCTGCTCATCTTTGAGCTGCATCTCTCTGATGTGCCTGCTCTCCTTTTCCTTGATGAGTTCGTTGGTTCTGTCCTCCCATTTTCTGAAGAAAAACATCACTCCTTTTCCCAAAAAGAAACCTGCTAGCACCAGCAAAAACACAACAGGACCGTAATTGAGAAGTTGTTCTAATCCTTTGTCAATGAATTTTTCCATAGTCCTGTTGTGTAAATCTAGTTTGGTATATTGGTTTTGATGTTGCCGTGGATATAGACTTGCTGTTTTCCTAAGTTATCCATGGCGTTAAATTCAAAATAGTTGCCTTGTAGAAAACCGATACGGTTTGTGTTGCCTTCTGAATCCAACCACTCATCACAACCACAGCCATTCCTTGTAGGGTCTAGCCAGTGTCTGGTGGAATAATGCTTGTAGGTGGACTCTGTGAAGTATCCTGTGCTGCCGTTGGTGTTAAACCTCATTTCCAGTTGCCCGTCGGCGGAGGTAATCGTAGTAACGCCATCAGCTTTCTTGAGAGTGGCAGACCCTTCATACACCAAGCGGGCATAGTTGTATGCCTCTATCTCGATGCGTTGAGTTTGTGGCTCTGGTGTGTGTACTGTGGGAGTGCAGGCAAACGCCAGCAACACCCACAGTAACAAGATAGCCCCCAGCAGAATTTTTGTGAGGGTGGGAATTTTGCTTTTCATTACGTAGAAAGGGATTTGAGCATTTCTATCATTTTTGGCTGGGGGCTGATGTCCGTTTTCCACGACAAATAGCTGTTGTGTGTGTAGAGTCCGTTGGTGCCTGCAATGGCTCTATCACTCACCTCCCAAAGGTCGTTGTGTCGGTAGGTGAGGTCTATGTCAAAACGCAAGCTCATCAATAAACACCACCTTTTCAGTGCTTCAATTTCAGCATCTGTATAGATTTCGTAGAACTTTGAGCCTTTGTAATTAAGCTCAATGGCTTTGGTTCGTGGGATTTCCACGTTCGTCCACGAATACAGTTTTCCGTTTTTCTCCGTGAGGTTTCCCCAGTTACAGATTTCAACCGCTACGCTTTGCTGGTTAAGCATGGTGTTATTGACGTGTTTCATTCCGATTTGGTGAGCCCAGAAAGCCTCATCATAGCCTCTGAATACAGTACCATCATCCACGATGCCGATTGCTGTGGCAACGTGAACAACTCCGTCATTTTTCCACCAGTCGAACATCCCACGAGCGTTGTCCCATCCTGCGGAGTGGTGCAAGATGATTTGTTTTTTGGGATGGGCTTGCGGAAAGAAATGCCCTGCGAAGTTCTGCAAATCTTCTACTTTGAGAATGTCATAGTACATTGCCCGGTAGGTGAGATTGCCTAAACTGTTATCCTCTTTAAGAATTTTGGACTTTGCCTTGTCGTTTAAGGCTTTTTGTACCTCTAGGACACTGGAGGCACCGTAATAGTCTTTTGCAATCTTGGCAAAAGACTGTGGGGAGTATTTTCGGTTTTGTAACATAGTGGTTGGTGATTTACTGTACGTTTGCATTGGCAGTAAGAGGGTCAGCATTAAAAGCAACCCTAACAGATTTTTCATAAGACCTCCTTGTTTTGTGAAATAATAGTTAGCAACTCAAAATTGCTAATTAAATTTGCTTATTTTTGAAAAAATAATTATTATTTTTCTATGAAACTTCTCGACACGCTTTTCGTGGAACTTAGAGCTGGGGAAACGGAATACACTCGTTACCTGGACGGGCTTACCTTTGAGGATTGCACCAAAGAGGACGATATCGTCAAGCTCACGATGAAGAACGTTCCTGTGGAGCTTATAGATGACCCCAACTTTGTAGCCGGGAAAGTTTTGGAATATCGCTTTGGTTACGTGGGCGGTAGGATGTCCAAGCTCAGAAAAGCACGCATCACCGACATTGATACAAACTTTTCAGAGGTGATTAGCCTCACGGTCACGGCTCACGACTTTGGGCAAGTGCTTAAAAAAGCGGAAAGCTCTAAGGTTTGGAAGAAGCAGACCAGCAGCCAAATCGTACAGGCGATTGCTGACACCTACGGAATGAAGGTAGAGGCACAACCCACGAAAAAGATTTGGGACCAACTGCCACAGGGAAACGCCACAGATTGGGACTTTCTGAAAACATTAGCCACGAAAGAGGGCTATCAGGTGATAGTGAAGGAGGATGTCATTACATTCAAACCTTTAGACCTTTCCAAACCAGCCAAAAGAGCCTATAAGTGGAATGTGGAGAAGAACCAAAGTGATATTGTGTCGTTCAAACCCTCTTACAAGGACAGCGGAGCGAAGGATGGCAAAGTTCAAACCCCCACTATTGACCTGTCGAAATCAAAAGTAGATATCCCCACGATTGACGCAAAGGATTTACCTGCGTTGGGGAAAGAATTGGTGCAGGGGACAACGGAACGAAAGGATGCTAATTTCAACAAAAAGGAAATTGAAAAGCTCAAAGGCTCCACCCTCCACACTCACGGCAAAGACAGTTACTCCTCCAAAAACCACGCAAAGCACAAAGCCAAAAAGAATGCGATGAAGGTACTGACAGCTTCGCTGAGGATGCAGGGAGACCCGCTTGTAAACGCGGGGGAAATCATCACAGTGGAGGGCGTTGGAAAGAAGTTTGGAGGGAATTGGTATGTGGAGAAGGTGGTGCATAAGATAGATGCCGGGGGCTTTGAAACCACATTGGAACTCACGAAAAACGGTGCAAATGCCTCTCTCACTGCGAAGGGCAAAAAGGCAGGCGTGGCAGCCAACACGAAGGCAGGAGAACCCTCCAAAACCACAAAGGTTGCTCCGAAACGATATAGATTTGACGGTAACTCAAACCCTGTAAAAGTAAAATGAAAATAGATAAAGATATAATCAGAGAAGAGGGATTAGAAGCGTTTGGCGTATTTCTATCTTTCTACGATGCTCAGGTCGTAAGCAACGAAGACCCGGAGAACAAACTAAGACTTCGTGTAAAGTGTCCCGCTATCTACGGTGAGGAGGAGGTTTGGGCAAAGCCTCGCAACGTCAATGCGGGCAAAGGATTTGGAATGTTTATGTTACCTGAAAAGGGGCAGGCGGTGCGGATTACTTGTCAGGGGGGCAGACCAGAGTACCCCTTTTGGGAGTATTGTGATTTGGAGCAAAAGAAACCTGGTGAGTTGCAATCCAAATCCTACCTTCTCAAATCCCCTCAGGGAGATTATATAAGGGTGGGAAGTGAAAAGATTACTCTGAAGAACAAAAACGGCTTTACCGTTACCCTTGACACCGACGGCATCAGCATCCTAAAAGGCAGTGTTTCCCTCAAAGCCATTTTGAGCGACCTTACGGATTTGCTCCAAACGCTCAAAGTGATGACTCCATCGGGGCAGGGGGTCATTGACCCTACTGAGATTCCGAAGATAACAGCCATCGTCAGCAAGATAAATCAGTTACTCAAATGATGGTAGTGGGAACGCTCATCAGTGCTATCAGTAACGCTATGGCACTGGCAGAAACACAAGCGATTGCTGGCACAAACCCCGTAGCAGCTCTCGCCTCCACTATTTCAGCGGGGGTACAAGTGTTGCTTCAGTCCGCCACGATACCCACGACAAGTGGCACAACGGTTGGAGCTGGTGCTTACACAGGATCGGGTTTGGTAGCAGTGGCAGCAGCTCCTTTGTTGTTGCCCGTTTATACGTCTGCGGAAACACAAGCGATTACTGGCACAAACCCGCAAGAAACTTTTGCCCAAGAGTTTGCTGTAGCTGTGAAGAATGCCCTCCTATCCACCACTCTGAATATCAGTGGTACGACAGGGAGTGGGGCTTTCAGTGGTGGGGCAAGCATCGTGGATAACTTTTCAGAAACTCCTCTCAAAAACGCTATTTTATCCGCTCTCCAAACGGCAGAGGTGGCAGCCACGAACGGCACAAATCCACGTAGTACGCTTGCTGTGGCGTTGGCTAATGCCATCTACAACTATCTTGTCAGTCTGACAATCACCTATCAGGGAACGGGTTCTTTTGGTGTTTTTGTGGGCAGTGGTTTAATGAATTGATAATCATTTACTTAATAGTTTTACTATTATTTTTTCAGAAAAAATGCCTCTGAGGCACTATTTTTGCATATTTTTAATGCTTTTTAAAATTATCCACGAAAATTTTTTGAAGCGTTACTTATTGTTTTTACGGACTAAACACTTTTATTTTCCCGCTTACTTACTATGTTAAACGAACTCGATGAAATGAAATCAATCCGCCTGACGAACCAAAGGGCAGTGGCGAGCTGTACCCCCATGCCAACGAAGCGGGTAATTGATTTATCCGAACGGTTGCAACAAATCGTTGAAACAAAGGAGAAGAAGATTCCCAGCAAAGATGAGTTTAGCTTATGTTTGGGCATCTTTACGCTATTGGATGGGTTACCGGACAGCGAGTTTTTGCTGAATGGGTTTTCAAAAACGCTTGGCTTGAAAATACAAAGCTATAAGCATTTTCGTTTGGTGATGAGTGAGAATACGTTCTGGAGCACAAAGGACACTTTGCAAATTATTTGTAAAATAATTGGGTTTCTGTTACCCTACGCACTTTCTCAAAACGTACACATTCGATACATCAAAGTTTTTGAGAACTACCTCTCAGAGGTGGTAGAGCTGCCGAAAGACTTTTATTAAAAAAAACCCCGGGGCGAAAGCTTCGGGTTTTTTGTTGCAAGATTAAATGGTTATTCTACTTCTGGATACGGATGCATCTGCTGTGATGGCGTTTCCGATTCTGCTTTCCGCTCCAAGCGATCCAGTTCAAGGAGAAGTTTGTCAAGCTCTCTGATTTTGTAAGAACTCACCTCTGACATTCCCCCTCCGATGTAGTGGGCATCCTTTACCACACGGCTTGATTGAGCAATGATTTTGGCTATCACTTCGCAGTTCAGACGACCGCTACCAACAAGGTGTATGAAACCAACCACTGGCGTGTTCTCCGCCTAAGAGACCTACTCAAAATGAATTACCCCAAAAACAGTTCGGGACTCGCTGTACACATAGGTTGAGCAAAAGGTGAGAATCGAACTCACACATCCAGCGTGGAAGGCTGGCGTTCTACCATTGAACTACTCTCGCTTGTAGGGGTGAGGAGCGAAACCTTACCCCGCAATCAAAATAGAAACATCTCTATGCGGCTAAATCACAAAGACACTCAAAGTTAAGAAAAATAATTACATTTGCAAAATTTTTGCTAATAAAGTTTGCAAAAAAATAATTATTGCAAAACATAACTTGCAAAAAGATTACCAGTCAAAGATTACCAGTCTTTGATGCTCTGGCTAGAGCCATCGAATAGAAAAGGAATATCGGCTAGAGTGCCGTTTCGTTGTTTAGCAATGATGAGTTCGCTGTAGCCTTTGCTGTATGCTACTCCTTCCGCATCACTGGTGATGCCGTAGTATTCCGGTCGATAGAGAAACCCTACCATATCAGCATCCTGCTCAATGCTTCCTGACTCTCTGAGGTCTGAGAGTTGTGGGCGTTTATCTGCTCTCTGCTCAACGGCTCTACTGAGCTGTGAGAGGGCAATCACAGGGCAATCCAATTCCTTTGCCAACGCCTTGAGGCTTTTGGAAATATAGCTAATCTCCTGCTCTCTGAGTTGGGTGGCGTAATCGCCACGAATGAGCTGAAGGTAATCCACCAGCACCAAAAACTCCGCCTTTGTTTTTCGTCTTTCCAGATGGGCTTTTGCCTTGATTTCTCCCACCGTTTGTGAGGGCGTATCGTCAATCGTAAAGGGAAGAGCTGATACCCTTTGCAATGCCTCCTCATAACAACGAAAATCATGCTCATTCATATTCTTAGGGTTTTTGAGCTTATCCATTGGAGCCCATACGCCCAGATAATCCATCTCATCTGCCAAAAGACGCATAAACAGTTCCTCTCGCCCCATCTCCAGAGAGGGAACGAAACACTCCACTCCTTCCCTCGCTGCTGCTTTGAGGCAAGCAAGCATAAAAGCAGTCTTTCCCATCGCGGGGCGTGCTGCCACAATGATTAGATTTTTTTTCTGCCATCCTCCGATGAGATTATTCAGCTCCAAAAGGGGTGTAGGAACACCGTTTGGGGCGTTATTTTTCATCTTTTCTACCAGTCGCTCGTGAAAACGCATCGCAATATCGTTACTTCTGAGGGCTTGTTTGCGAAACAACAGCTGCTGTATTTTTGACATTCCTGCGTTCTGCTCATCCAGCAAATCTAATACATCCACACTGTCCTCATAGGCTCTGGAAGTGATTTTGGAGCTTTCTTTGATGAGTTCCCGCTTGACAGAGAGTTCCAAGACAACACGGCAGTGATACTCCAAGTTTGCAGATGAGTTCACTTTGGAAGTGAGTTCAGCTAAATAGTAAGCCCCTCCTGCCGTTTCGAGTTTCCCCTGCTTTGCAAGTTCTGTTTTTACGGTGAGAATGTCTATCGGTTTGGAGCTTGTGTGAAGGCTCTGTATCGCATCAAAAATGATTTGATGTTGCGGATTGTAGAAAACCTCTCTGGAGGGTAGCACGGAAAGCATCAGGTCAGTAGCCCCCTGCTCCAGCATCACCGCCCCAAGGATAGCCTCTTCCAGCTCTGTGGCTTGTGGTTGTACTTTCCCAAGTGCCTCCACATTTGTTGGCTTTTTAGTCTTGGGTTGCATACTTTCTTGGCTTGATGGTGGTGGTTGATTGCGTGGTTTGGGTGGTTTTGACACCTGCAACAAAATCCTGTTGCTCTTTGAGCTTTGCCTTCCAGTTATACATCCATTCGCCCTCAAAGTCCTGTGGTTCGCCAAAGAACTTTGTGTATTTCATCTTGAATTTTGGATTATCCAGTTGTTTCTTGTAGGCTTGATACTGAGCTTTAAACTCATCGAGCAGATGATGCCTTGCAAGATGCACAACAGCTTTATCGACATACGCCTGATGCTTTTGGTCAAGGGTGGGTCTGTCGATGTTGAAAAACTCGTAAATGTCGCCCCTCAAGTCCTTTTCGCTGTTGAGGATGGTTACTTCCTCCTTGAGACGTTGTTGGTTTTTGTCAGTGTCAATCGGTTCAACTTTGAACTCAAAAGAGCTTTGGGGTTGGTCTGTTTTTGATTTTTCCAAAACTTTTTCTTTTGGATTTTCTTTTTCTTTCTTCTGTGTATTCTTCTGTATGTAATCTTCTGTTATATCTAAGTGGGTTTTCCCCACTTCCGTAAGTGGCAAATCCCCATTTACGTAAGTGGGTTTTCCCGACTTACGTGAGTCTGTAAGTGGCAAATCCCTACTTACTGTAAGTGGGCTTTCCCCACTTACAGAGAAAACTTTATCTAACTCACTGTCTAACAGCGTATGATTTCTAAAATAAAAGGTTACACCACGCATCCTGTCGTGGTAGGAACAGTAAAAATACTTTCCCTCGAAAACGTCTTTATCCTTATCCTCCAGAGCTTCATCAAAAGCTTTCTTGGATTTGTATTTCAGACAGATTTTGGAGAAAGCTCCCATGAGCTCTTCTTTGGAAAAGTTGAGTTCCTCCGCCCAGCTCTCCCCCTCTCGGTAGAGCTTATTGTTACAGGGTTCAAGAAACTTGTAGAAACCATCAGGCATTTTGGCAAACCAATAATCTAACTGCTGCATCAGGATTGACGCTGCGATACTACCAGATAGGTTTCTGAGTGCTGGAATGTATGGTATGCTTGAACGTGTCAAGGCGAGCGTTTTATTTTTCATTTTTTTCTTGCTTTAATAAATTTTCCCTTTCCCTTTGGAAATTCGTTTAACTATAAATAAGCCCTACGCCATATGGCTTATTTATTTTATACCAAATCCTGTAAAACCTGTTCTGTTTTAAATTCATTGTCAAGATAAATTCTCTTGCTCTCCTCCACAACATTGATGACATGTTGCCAGTCAGGACGAAAAACTTCGTAATCGGCAACCATTTTCTTGACAAAACTTTCGGACTTGCCTGTACGGACACATAACTCTTTCACCCAATCCTTAGAGTAGTAGGTCAGGTATTTTTTGATTTTAGTAACCTTTTCTTTAAGGGTTACATCGATTTCTCTTTTTGCCATAAATTATATTCGTTTAACTATTTGAAAGCTAATTTGTGTCTATTTTAAAACTACTTTGTAGCTATTAAAAATCTTTTGGCTTACTTTTTGTGCAAAAAAAGTAAAGAGTTTTAAATAGAGTTTACTAAATTTATTTTATTATTGCGTATAACACTATAGAATAGATTTCAAATGTATAAACTTTTTATACAAAAAAAAACTTTTGAACAGAATTTTTTTATAAAATACCTAAAATTATGAGAAAGGACAGAGATGAAGTAACTGATAGATTTATAGAAGTAACTGAAAGACTTCGTGAAGATAAGTTTATCAAATCTGACAGGGAACTAGCCAACAAACTAGGAACTTATTTCTCAAAGATAAATAAAATCAAGACTGGAGAGCTGAAGGCTGATATTCCAATTATAACCAATCTCTGCAACGTTTTCGAGTTTGTGAACATTGAGTTTATCATGCTTGGAAAAGGTAAAATGTTTCTTTCCTCTAATTCTAATGATCACTTAGAAGATTGGCTCGAAGAGCAGGGAGTGGAAAACGAGGCGGAAAGAAAGATACTCGTTCAGAACATCGCTGAATACTATCAGCACATGCTCAAAAAATTTAAGATGTTCCAACTCTACCCTCAGGAATACAACGCCTTATTAGCATAGTATGAAAAAAGTCTACTACCAGCCTAAAAAACAAGACCCACGCAAAATTCTGAGTGTCTTAAACGTAAATATTTGCCTTAGAGAGAAGTTTGGGCTTGATAACACCCAGACACTCGTGCTTGATGCGTTGAGACAACTCCAAGGCATTAGCTTCTCTAATCAGAAGCTCTCAGAGGTGGTGGGAAAAACAAGGCATTGGGTAGAGGCTACCTACAAAGAACTACAAGCAAAAAATCTAATTGACGCAAACCTAAACCTCACTGAATATTTTTTTGAAGAAGCTCAAGAGCTTCTGGACAACCCTCGCCCCTTCCTGAAAGAGGATAGCAAAGAAGCTCCTGAGACCTTAGAAATGCCCTTCAAAGATTTGATTAAGAAAACCTCCGCCATTCTGGAGGGGATTTAGCCACTACAAATACTGATTTAATAATATGGTATTTGCTTCATCATCTGTGATTCCATTGTAGGCTGAAATCCTTTTCACACGTATTCTTGGATATAGTGCAAGCAAGTTGTTGTAAACTCCTCCAATATTCATAACATTTCCTGTATGACCGCCAGTTAGTTTAACGGCAATCAATACGAAGCCCCCTGCAACTTTTTTTGGGTTTGCACCAATAACATTTAATGTTAAAGTTGTAGCTTTTGAAGGTGCTGATTTTAAAAAACGGTAGAATTTGCCCCAAACTTTTGGGGTCATATATTCACCAGTAATCGGGTGGTTGCCACCATGACCGGCATCAACGATTACACAAATTTTTTTCATAAAATAAAGTTTGAGGGTTGTAATAAATCTTGAATACTTTCTCTTTCATCATCAAAAATAACATCTTGTATGTATTGATTTGGTTTTAAAAAAAACCAAATATCTTGTTCGTAGGCTTTTTGGATATTAGCCCAAGTTTCTGTACCATTTTGGTCTGGAAACCCCATTGCATTGTCGATTTTTTGCAAGGCTGTTTCTGCTTTTTCGTATGTGTCAAATATATAGTACATATTATGGTGTAAATTCGTGGTATGCTTGTAAGTATGTTTGCAGGCGGTTTCGTTGGTCTGTGGTGAGTTCTGCTGAAAACAAAATAAGACGTGAAATATTACCTTGCCAACTTCTGAAACCGAAGCCCCTATCTTGCCCAATCCATAATTGAGTAGGTTGAGGTGGAATATAACCGAAAAAATCACTTACTGTTTTTTTAGTTAATGCAGGGAGGAATATATTTGTACTTATATTATTTACACGCGTCCCTCCCCCAAGTGCTAAAAAAGATGTGCTATTTAAATCTAAAACTAAAGGGATATAACCTGAATTTGATAGTGTTACAAGCCCATCATATTGTTTCGCAAGAGGTAAATCATAAGTTGCAACAGACCAAATTTCCTGTGGGGTTTGTCCCAAATTTGGATTGAAAAGATGAGACCCTATCCCATTAAAATAGCAATCATCTGAAAGTTTCACGGGTTGCTTACTTGCAATTGCTTGTGCTACTGTAATGCCCCTATCCGTATAATCCACAACATAATCAACACCAGAATCGGTTCTTAATGTAAACTTGCTATCTTGTTTTGCATCAAAATCAAAAATAACAAGGGCGGCAATATCATTATCTAATGCGGGCTCATTATTGCCAGCCATCATACTTCCAAAAAAATGCCTCATACGGTTGGTATTTTATAGATGTTCGCATTTAATATCCAAACTCCATTTTGAAAGCTACAAGAAAACACAATATACTTTTCAGGTATAGTGGTGGCAGGGAGTTGAAACTCCACATAGCCTGACCCAACAGCAGTCACCAGAAATGGAAAGTCATCGTTGTCCGGAATTACAAAATTAGATTGCAAACGCAACTTGTAGCCATTTGGACGGTGAACAAACAACTGAAAATAATCTCCATCTTCTACTTCTCCTTGAAAATGGAAAACAGTATCTCCATCCATCGCATTAAAGGTTATAAACAAAGTTTTCCCTGTAATGAAAGGAGCTACATTGTTTATGTTGCCCGAAGTATCTGTATACAAAAAGGTTTTTCGCCTCTCCTCCACGCTGTCAGCAATATCCTCAAAGTTCCCACCAACTCTAAGAGCGGTGTTGGCTTCAGGAACTGTCTCATTTTTAATGATGAGGGAGGCTGCTTTTATTTCGCTCAAACGTTTTTCCATTATCCAAAAGTGTTATCAAAAGTTCTGTCAAAAATTCTTAAAGGAAGTATTTCCAGATTTCTGAATCTGGCGTGAATGGGACGATTAAACTCAATAATCCTATTCGCTAATGCTAAAAAATCACTGTCCTGCACAACCGTATTCGGTACGTAGAGAATGATATCAAACTCTCCCGTCGCACCACCGGAAACATCAAAAGTACCCACATCGAAAGTGCCGTTGTCAAAGCCCCCTGAATTACTCACCTCCACCACCTCCGCCTTGATGCCGAGCCAGTTGAACATTACGATATAGTTTAATGCCTTACCCTTGTTTTGCATGAGTTGGTAGCCATAGCGTACAAACTTTCGCTTGAGGCTTGCTGTCTCAAATACCTGATTGGCTCCCAAAAGAGCCTCAAAGTACCCCAAGAACTTATCCAATACAAAACTTGGGTGTCTGTTTAAAAGCTCGAAGTTGTCGATATAAGGCTTCGTTTGTTCCTCCAGCTCCAAAGCGTGCAGGTCCTGATAACGTTGCCAAATCCCCTTTCCCTCGTTGTTTCGGTTGGTGTCTCTGCTTCTATAAAAGCTGCCCCAAAGCCTCCAAGCCAAATCCTTTATACTCATACCAAACCTCCTGTTACGTTTAGGGTAATGTCTGTTGCCTTGATAACAGGGATACTCGGTTCTGCCAGCTCTATCCTCCCACCCCTGTCGCCTAAGTACGGATAACTTTTGAACGTGAAACGGTTGTTGAGAGCGTAAGAGCCACTAATCGTAAAATCTATTTCCGTTTCCACCACCAACACCCCTGTATTGAAGTTTCCTACAAACATTCCGTTTTTGATGAGTTGAAACGTAGTGGCACCGGTGAATAGCACTTCCCACTCCACAATCGCTGTGGAAGTGGGTTTGATGACGGGTGTCCAATTCAAGACAATCGTTGTTCCAACGGGTCTGGCATACGGTACAGCGTTGAAATCATAGAGCCTTGCCTTCTTGACACGGGGTAGGTTTCTCACAAGCTGATAGATGTCATCAGCCCCCACCGATCCCCCTATCTCCTGATTGGCAAGGCTGCCAAACGCCACCAGTGCCTCTCTGATTTCAGAAGCCTTCTGAAGGTTATTCTCTGAGCTCTCCACCTCCACATCCAACGACATTTTCAAGCGAACCTCTCCTGCGTTTTGTACTCTTGTGGTGGTGCAAATGATTTTTCTAGCGTCAAGACGGGCTTTTACAAACGTCAGGAACGCATCAGAGGCAAGCCCACCCCCTGAAGGAACGATGAAGAAATCCACGATGTTCCCTCCTGCATATTGTACCCCTGCCTTTGCCACTCCGGCAATGAGTTCACAAGCATCTGCGTGTCCCTTTTCCGTAACCATATTGGAAAGGGTATTGATGAACTTGGGGATATTGCGTTTAAGCTCTGTGAGGTTTTCATAGTCCTTGCCCCCTGTGGCAGAAAGGGCGTTGGTAACGCTCAACGTTGCCCCGGATTGAACACTAATGAAATCAGAAATATTGGTAATGCTATTCTCTGCTACGTTGCCCTTCGCTCCGTCTGTGATGTAGTAGGTGGTGGTGATGGGTTGCCCAATGGTGGGAGCAAATCCATTCACTCCATCCCCCCAAACGACTTTCGTGGGGGCAATGCCTGTGTCAAGGTCGATATCCAAGATACTGGAAACAAAGTGTTTTTGTGTGGGAAGGCTCTCAAATAAACTCTCCTGAAAGAAGTATTCATCCGATCCGATGGTCATCTCCACGCTTCCATCCACCACACGCTCCGAGATGATAAAGAACCCGTTTGAGGTTACGGCTCCCGCTGACACTGCCGATACCAATATCTTGTTTTCTGCCTCCACAGACACCTCCGTTTCTCCGATGGGAATGGAAGTACTCTGCTTTGTGAAAAAACGAATGTCATCGTCTGTGCGAAGCTCTGTGCCTGCAGGAATGATAACCTCCTGTGTAGCCTCCTCAGAGAGCGTAAAGGTAACAAGCACCATAGAAGCGAAATAACCTCTCACTCTGTATCCTACCCCTTCAGCAATATACACAGCGGATTTAAACTTCTTGCAGGTGAAAAGATGTACCTCCTGACTCTTTCTGTCCAAATAGTAATGCAAACCCTCCACTACCCTAAACCAAATATTCCGCAGTCCTCTGAGCATTACGTCTTTTTCGTAATCCCTGATTTCAGGTAAAAGCGTGGGTAAGACGGCTTTCGTGTCCTCCCACATTTGGGCAGCCGTTCGGCTTAAATATCCTATGAAATTACTCATCTTAATACAAATTCTATGTCTTCCAAAACATTTTGGTAAGTGTACTCCACATTGTATTTAATTACGCCCCCTTCCGTCTGAAAAATATTAACTCCCTCAAAAGTGATTTCACTAATGGAGCTTAAAGCTGCTGCCACCGTGTTAAATAACCGTTGTTCTACATAATTGAGGTCGTTTGGAGTGAAATCCAGAGAGCGAAGAAGAGAACCAAACTCCCTATCAAAACCGAATGTGGCTAAAACATTTTCCAAACTTTCCTGTACAAACTGTTTGATAGCTTGTGAAGAATTGTTAATTTTAGCCCTGCCATTTGGCTGAATATCAATAGGAAAAGTAAGCGTCATCTTTTAATTTGATTTTCACAAAAATTGCAAATTTAGTTTACAATTTTTAAAAAAATAACAACTATTTTATAATGAGAATCATCGCCATCGTGAATCACAAAGGAGGAGTAGGCAAAACTACCACCACCCTGAACCTAGGCAAAGCCCTTGCCCTCTTGGGAAATAAAGTATTACTCATTGACCTCGACCCGCAAGCCAACCTCTCACAGAGCCTCGGTTATGATGACGAAGAACAAACCGTGTATGAGGTGCTTTTTTATTCATCATTCAAATAATTTTAATTGTTGTAAGGCTTTTTTAGTAGCCTCCAAATGCCTAATCCATTCATATTGATTTGCCACACTCTGAAATACTGAAGCCTCAGCGTGTCCCCGTTGCAAACCTCCCCCTTCATTCCGTTGATAAAGAAATTCAAGGCACACAGCTTGGCGGTCGTTTGGTTCAAGTCGCAGCCAACAAAAATATTATTGGGTGCTTGCTCAGCGTATGCTATCAGAGTTCTGCCAGAGCCTACCGCCGGATCATTTACTTTTTGTCCTGTGGTTTCCTTATCCGCCCCCTGAAGCATTACCATTAGCTTGCAAATCTCCATGGGTGTAAAAAACTGCCCTAATCTCTCATCTGCAAAATACTCCTCGTAATACTCCCCCAGCGGGTCGGTGTATGGATTGTGCCAGATGTACTCCATAAAAGAGGCAAGTATTTTGGTAAATACCTCTAAATCCTTTTGAGAGTAGCCTTTTATGGTTTCACTGTATAGCTTTTCGTTTTCCTCATCCTTTGCCAGCATCCCGGTCATCAGGTTGGTTCTGTGAAAGGTGCAGAGGCAGAGGGTTAAAAAATCATCAAATACTTTGTGTCTGGAGAGGTGTTGAAAGTGGTCAAAACCTTTCGCTATCTCGTTACTATTGTGCTTTAGCCTTTGGGAATGTTTCATTTCGTGTGTACTCTTTTGTGTCCGTTCAAAGCGTTTTGAGTGGGAAAACTCTTTTGGCACTCATCACATTCAAAATCTCCCTTTACGCAAGAAAGGGGAGGGGTCGGTTGGGTTTCTACCACACCCAACATCTTTTTTTCATAGTCTTGCAGTAGTTGGAAAATACTGAATGAATGTTGATGCCTTGACGCTAATATTTTCAGTTCAGTGATGGCGTAATTCTCGGAGGCGTTATCACCTTTTTTTCTTGCCTCATACCACGTTTCTAATGCCTGTGTTACTCTATAATCTAATATCATAATAGGGGGAGGGTTGCCCCTCCGTTTTTTAGTTAATCACTAAGTGTTCCTTTTCAATATATTCTACTCCCTTTACGTCTATGCCTTCTTTCAAAGCCTCTTTAATGGCTTCCATATTGGCTGTAATCGTCTTTTCCGTTTGGATATACTTCTTAGGCAATAGTGTTAAATCCTTTACGGAAATGCTTGTTTTAACAGCTTTTGTAAAGCTAAACAAACCACTTTTAAAACTGCCGTGTAACTTCACCGCCTCGAATAACATACCTCTCAGAAACTCTATTTGGTTTCTCTCCTGTTTAATTACCTTTTCAGCTTGTTTCTTAATGCTTTCCGCGTAAGCTATTTTTGCATCTTTTGCCTTGATGATAGCCATATAAGCATCTGCTTTCTTGCTCAGGGTTTCTTTGTTGAGCTCTAATTCTTTTTCCAAATCAGGGGTCAGTTCTCCATCCAATTCAGATATTTTTGCTACCAGTTCTCTGTATTCCTCTGAAATTTCTATTAACGTCTTACTCATTTCTATAAAATTTTAGGTTTGAAAATTAGATTAAAAAAAGAGTGGGGTCGCCCCCACCGATTAGTCAAAAGGATAACCACCATCGAACACCTTATCAATATCATATTCCAGACTTTCCAAAGTGTCTAAAACTTCTTTTGGGAGACTTTTTGGAATAGAGGTGGTAACCGTGTAATTCGTGTCTAAACTGTTACCACTCTTAGTGATAATGTAGTTGTAAGTTTTAGGGTCTGCCCAATCTTCTTTTTTTAGGTACTCCATCATGGTTGTAATAACTCCCTTCTGAGAAACCTCTAAAACCTGAAATTCTTTTGTTGCATAATTATACACTAAGAACATCCAAAAATATTTGGGTGTCTCAAACATATCTTTATTTTTTTTGTCCTTTCGGGCTTTGTGATGAATTAGTTCTTCTTTGGAGAACTCAGAACCTTTAAGGACTTTTCCTTCCTCATCTCGTTTAATACGCTTTCTGATAGGCTTGCTTTCCTCTGTGAAAATCAGATAGCCTTCATAACACTTGCTTAAAATTCTAAACTCATTTTCGCCTTGCTCAAATTTCATAAACTGAGAACTTTTGCTAGGGATTTGGAACTCTTCTGGAGTTGTTGGTAAGAAACTCATACGACTTTGGTTTTTTGGGTTTTACATTCGTTTAACTACTACAAATTTAATAAAAATAACTGAAATTGCAAATTTTTTGCAAATTAAATTTGCAATTTTTTTTGCAATTAAAATTATTTTGTCTAGATTTGTAGTATGAAAAAAGATAATCCTTTCAGAAAGTATTTAACTGAAGAAGACCTCCTGCAAGAGGCGGTGATGAAGTACATTGCCTTAGAATATCCTTGGGTGTTTGCCTATCACACGACCAACGAGGGCAGGCGTACTGCTTTTGAACGCTACAAGTTTAAGGTGCTTGGGGGGTGTGCCGGCATACCCGACATTCATATCCCCTCCAAAAACTTGTGGATAGAACTGAAAACCAAAAAAGGCAAACTGGAGGACACCCAAAAAGAAACCATTGTCAAGCTCAGAGAGTCCGGGCAGACGGTGGAGGTGTGCTTCGGATTTGACCAAGCCAAAGCTGTCATTGATAAATATCTAGATGTATGAGTATTATTTTTAAACCAAAGTTTCGCTTGTCCGTCGCTGACAAGCAAATGGTGGGAGTGTACGCCAACGGGGTGTTTCTCGCCAACGCCGCCCTTTATGACAAATACAATGGACAAGGCTTCATTGTGGAAGAAGTGGGAACTGGTGTCTTTCTGATGAAGCCTGACGAAGACGGTTTCCGCATCTCCACCAAACGGAGACAGTTCTTTTCCAGAAAGCTTTCCAAAAGAATTTTTGAGGTTTTTGGAAGTGAAAAAGTCAAAGCCACCAGAATCTATTTTGAGATTGACCATACCGGAGTCTTTAACTTTGTAGAAGCGAAATGATCATCACCCCCACCTCCAAAAAGTTTTACGTTTTGTTGTGCCTTGCCAACGAAATGGATAAGTACGCTGATAACCTTGCCGAGCTTGTCGAACCCAACAGCGATATGCAAGTGCAACTCCTGAGAGCTGCAATGGACAATAGGGAACTGGTGAACCTGATTAAAAAAGATTTCAGAGAGGAGACTGCTGTGGTAATTGATACGGTGGGAGTGGGGCTGTCGAGTTTCGTGGAGTTCTGTTTAGAGGACACCAAACGCCTGACGCTTTTAAGTCAGATAATGACAGAAATTAAGGATAAGAAAATCACGCTGAATAAACTCTGCAAGAAATTAGGCTATGAAGTTAAATAGAACGCAAAAGAAGTTTTTACAATACGCTTTGGCATTGATGTTCTCCGAAAAGCCCCTTCAGATTGAGTTGCGTTGGAACGCTACCAAAGAGATGTATGAACCCGCTCACCTCTGGCTCGGAGACCCTAAGGACGCTCCCAAGAGTGCTGCTGAGGAGGATTTCAGCGACCTCGTTCTAGCGGAGTTTACGAAGGTTTACAGAAAGTACTGCTCGTGCTTGCAATACACAATGAAAAGAAAAATAATACAAAAAACCGCAGAAATATCAAATCTAAAGAAAGCTCATGAAAATCATTGCTAAGCATCTCAATCAAAATAATCTCAAAGCCAAGATACATCAAAACATTGATGCGTTGTGTGCTTTCACGGGTCAGGCGATCACTGAAGGGGTATTACTTCACGATTGCATCAGTGATGTTTTTACGGATTTTGAGTATATCAAATACCCGTCTGATTATGTGTCTGTGGAAACGGCACTGTGCATTGCTGAAGTCATCCAGACAGAAAAAGGGAAATATAATGCTCTGAGAAGCTACAGCTATTATGCTGATGAAAATGTGTTGAGGTTTCTGAAAAGGGAAGAGATTTTGGAGCTTTTGCTCAATATCCCCTCCGTTCCGTTTCACATTGCTGTATCGTTCAATTTTAAGAAACATACAAGTTTTAAGACTCATTGTAATATCAATACTGATCAGTTTATTATCACCACAGACCTTTATCAGGTAGAATTTAAAAAATCCTATATTCTTGAATTTCTTCCAATCCTGCAAAAATGGTATAGGGTGCCTCCAAACAAAGTATCTACCTCTACACAGCCTACATACTTCACAAAAGAAGAAATCCTTACAGGCAAGTGTAACATGAAAAAAGTGGATGAATATGGATTGGATCAGTGGTACATGGAAACCACAATCCTGCAACATTATAGAAATACCTTAATATTTGAGTTAATTGTTCACCTTTTAAATAAAAATGTATGTTAAGAGTTTATGTAAAATTTACAGCTATCGAACCTATTCATACCGGTTCTGACCAAAACTTAGGAACACTCAGAACGCTGAGGCGTGAAAAAACGTATGTTTCTAACGTTAAAACAGTGAAATCAAGATTCAGAAAAGAACAAAAGAAACTGCAATTACAAGCCATTGCCCTGCTGCTCCTTAGGCTTTGGGACAAGATGGACAACAAAGCAAGAGTAACTATTTATGAGGAAATAGCATCTAAATTATTGTATGCTTCCACCGCCTCCACGAAGGAGAGTTTTCTTCAGATTCTTGCAGAGAAGTTAGACATCAGAGAAATATCTACTGACAAAAACAGAAGGTTTGATGTCGTGGATATATTGGAATTGTTTGATGATTATGAGCTTCTTGAACTTGTTAGAAGAAACAGCCAGTACATTGTGGCTCTCTTTAGAAAAATCAAAGACAATAACTTCTCTTGGAAAAAGAACACTGACAGCTCCAAAGTCTCCCGAAACACCACCGTTTCGGATGCCAACGCTACTGAAAGCCCTGAGGTGATTATCAGTAATCAGCTCATAGAAATCCTCTCACAACCCTTTGAGGAAGAAAATATGGTAGGATATGTGGATTATGTCCCCGCCATCTCCGGTAACAGCATCAGAGGGCTACTGAGGAGACTTGTGATGGAGGATTTCTGTAAAAAAACAGGTATCACATCTCTGTCTCCTGAATGGTATCACAGGCTGTTTACGGGAGGGACACTCTCAGAGAGTACAGGGTATGAAGACATAGGAAAACGACTTGAACTTATTAGAATGTGTCCGCCGATTGGCTTGTTCGGTTCTGCCATCGGCAATCAGACGATACAAGGAGCCTTGAAAGTAGGAGCTCCAAAACTCATCTGCTCCGAAAATAAAAATGGTATGGATTCATATCATAATTTCATAGATATTATTTTCGGAACGCGTCTGGATTCCTCTAAGACAGAAACTGCTATAATGATAGTGGGGGAGGATAAAGAAACCCACCAGATGAAGTATGAGTACGAGGTGTTCGTCCCCGGTTCTGTATTTGAAATGACTTTAGCAATCGATACTGAAGAACCAATTTTAAAATCTGCTTTTTATACAATGTTGGAACTGTTTTCTGAGCATAGTTTTATTTTGGCTAAAAGTAGTGTAGGTCACGGAAATATAAAAATCGATAGCATAGTAGGTGGCGAATCAAAAAACTTACTATACCTATACAGTGCGTATTTAAACGAGAACAAAGAAGTTATCCTAAAATACTTCTCCAATGAATAATTACACTTTTGAAGAATGGCGTGAATATTATTTACTTCACGCCTCTTCCGCAACTTTTCGTAAAAAAGTAAACAAAGCACGAGAGGCTATCGCCAACTTTCTGGACTTGGGAATCAAGTCTTATGTATCCGTATCAGGAGGCAAAGACTCTACAGCTATGATGCATCTTGTTTGGCAGACGGATGCTTCTGTGGCGGTGATGAGCGAAAAAGATGACATGGACTTCCCGGGAGAATTAGAGTACATGCACAAGCTTCAGCAGCTTTACAATCTCAATCTCACAATCATTCAGCCAGATGTTTCGCTTTGGGATATAGTAAAAAAGTTTGATTTTACGGAAGATATTCACAGCAGGGGTACTGAGTTCTCAGATGAGTTTTTCTACGGACTTATTGAAGAGTTTCAATATAAAAACAACTATAAAGCGGTTTTTCTGGGACTTAGAGCGGAGGAAAGCAAAGGTAGAATGCACAACTACGCTATCAATCGTTCTATTTATTACAACGAGTCAGAGAGACATCTGGTGTGTCAGCCTATTGCTACTTGGACAGGAATTGATGTAATGGCTTATTTGTTTGAAAATGAAGTACCTATTCTGGATGTGTATTTCAAAACGAAATTTGTTTTAGCACCCCACGAGATACGCAAGTCATGGGCTCTACCCTCGCATCAGAGCAGTAAAGGACAAGCCCTTTGGCTGAAATACTATTACCCTGAGATATTTCAAAAACTTGCCGTCATCAATCCTAAAATCAGATCTTACGTATGATTTATATAGGCTACCCCAAAGACAAGAAAAGCGAAATAGTAAACGCTTACATAAAAGAGAACGGCATTGAAAAGGTTGTGGTGTTAGGTCCTGCGATGTTCTCTTTTCAGTGTATGTATGAAAATGTGGATTATCCAAATTTAATCAAATACGTGTTCTACTACAGGCTTTTGTCATACATTGATACCAATACGCTTGTGGTGGTGAATGAGTGTCTCCAAAATAAAAAAAGGTATGACCTTACGTTTAATTGTGTGAGAAACTTTTTGAATCAAACAAATCACCAAATAATTTTCCAGTATCTGCCCATCATTGAGACAAGAGAGGAGTTGATGACAGTGATAGATTTTGATACTAAAAGTCAATGGAGAAGGATGTCCTTTAATGCCTTGGTGGATTCCGGCTTCGACTTCTCGAAGCACATCACTATTCATGAATCCTTTAAATATCCTGAAATAATACCCCTGCTTGTAGAGACGAGTAAGGAAACAAAAGCGAAATACGAGGAAGAGAAAGCAAGATTATTTAGTGATTTAGGACAAAAAGACCCTCATACACTCCCTAGAAATCTCCATCTAGTCGGCTGGAGGGACAAAAAGAAACACGCTGAGCAGCTCGACTATACTTTCCTTGTAAGGAATGATAGAGCAAAAATAAAAAATGCTCAGACATACGGGGAAGAAGAGTATCAGGGAACATACTGTATGTTTGACATACCTCACGACTTCATAGAACTTGTAAACTTCTTTGCCCTCTCAGAGCAACAACAAATCACCGTATTACTCAATGAAATAAAAGTAGATACATTCTACTACGAAAGAATCAAAAAATGGCTAAATGAAATCAATTATGTTTGTACAAAAATATCTCAAAGAGACATGTCTGGAGGCGACCAAGAAAAGATTGAAGTTTATCTTTGACGCTTTTGAGAACATCATTGTATCTATATCAGGAGGCAAGGATTCTACTGTACTAGCTCACTTAGCACTTGAGGAAGCTCATGAGAGAGGCAGAAAAATAGGTTTATTTTTCTTAGATGAAGAGGTAGTTTATGAAAGTACTATTGAACAAATAGAATACCTGATGAACCTCTACCCAAAGAATACAATGCCCTACTGGTTACAAATGGAGTTTAACCTTACAAATGCCACAAGCGTGGATGAGGGGCAACTTTTGTGCTGGGAGGCGGGAAAACATAAGGTTTGGATGCGTCCTAAAAAACAATACTCTATCCATCAGAGAATGTGGTCACTGGAGAGTCAAACCGTCAGAGATAAAAACAAAGGCTTCGGGTTCTATGATGTCATTGAAAATTTTGAAAGATGCTTTGAAAATACAGCGTTTCTGGTGGGGTTGAGAGCTGCCGGAGAAAGCCCAAACCGATGGAGAGCCGTAACAAAAAATCCGATTGATATACAAGGTCATTCAGTATTTTGGGGAACTAATAAGGGCAAAAACCAAGTACTCTACCCTCTTTATGATTGGAACTTTCACGATGTATGGAAGTATATCTTTGACGAAAACCTTAAATATTCAAAAATCTATGATTATCAGTTCAAGAAAGGTTTCGGTATTTCGGAAATGAGGGTGAGTTCTCTTATCCACGAAAAAAGTTTTAAGAGTATTGTGGAACTGCCAGAGTTTGAACCGAAAACATATGATAAACTCATAAAAAGACTTAAAGGGATTTCCTTCGCTCAGGAACTGGGGAAAGATAGGACAATGTTCAAGGTTCAAAAACTACCCCAAAATTTCAATTCTTGGACAGCTTACAGAGACTTTCTTCTCGAAACCTACCAAGACACTACCAAAATAAAAATCTTTCAACAGAGGTTTGCAAAACACCTTAATAATGAATATGTGGCAAGGCAACAATGTAGGCAGTTAGTTCTTAATGATTACGAAAATAACCTGCCCGTTGATAACAAGCCAGACCCAAGACAAGAACTTATTAACTTTTACCTAGAAGTATTATGAAACAAGAAATATTATTTCCCTGCCTTAATACGATACTCGTACCACGTGAGAACGTGATAGCTAATACGTACAACCCTAATCATGTATCTCCTGACAAGATGAATTTGCTCAAGCAAAGTATTCTGGATAATGGGTTCTGCTTTCCCATCGCTACCATTTGGGACAAGGATATAGAAAAACACGTTATCATAGACGGTTTTCATAGAAGATTGATTTGTGAACCTGAATGGCTTGATATTCCCGTGTGTCCTATTGTCGTGTTACCCCACGACATTGCCCAGAGAATGATAGCAACTATTCAGTTCAACAAAGCCAGAGGCGTGCATCAAGTAGATTTAGATGCAGAAGTAATCAGAAAGCTGTTGGAACAAGGCTTGTCTGAAGAGGAAGTATCTGAAAAGTTGGGGATAGAGATAGAAGCAGTACATCGCTACAAGCAACTCACAGGAATAGCCTCTCTTTTCGCTAAAGCTCAATACTCAACCGCTTGGGAAATGGTTAGCGATGGAAATTAAAACGGTTACGCTCGATCAGATAACCCACATTACAAGTCATCCCGAAACCAAATCCAATGTGATGACTTTTTCAAAAAAAGCATCGTATCTCGGTTTGTTTATAGACAACGAAATAGTGGGTTGTGTGGGGTATATAGAGTATAAAAACTACATCAAGCTGAAAGCAGGGTTTGTACTCCCCAAGTATCGGAACAAAGGCTATTATAGCAAGTTGTGTGAGGAAAGAATAAAGATAGTAGGATGACACAAACCTTTGTATGCAAATTGTACCAAACACGCTTTGCCTTATCACCTCAAACAAGGGGCAGAGATTGTAAAAATTTATAAAGCACCTTCTTATAAAATTAAATATGAGCCAAAGTAAATGGGAATACGGTGGTGTTTACCACCAATACAACATGCAGGATGTTATTGACTTGCCTAATAACAGCAAGTTGAAAGTTTGTGATTTGACTAAAGAGATGCCTGATTTTATGTTACAGGCAGATACGCTATTCATTGACCCGCCCTGCTCCTTAGGAAATCTGAAGACATTTCACACGAAAGCGGACAGAAAACTGGAATACACTTTTGATGCTTTTACAAAAGCATTATTTGAGAGAATAGAGCAAATAAACCCGAAGCATCTGTTTATAGAGGTATTCAAAAGTAACAAAGATGCTTTTTTAGAGATTGTCAAAGCAAAATACAAAAGCGTTTCGGTGTATGAATCCTTCTATTATAACAAAAAACAAAATAAATGTTTCATCCTCCACGCCACCAACGAAACGGAAAACCAATACTATGAAGCTCTCCAAAACATTGATGAAGAGAAGGCTATCAAATGGATTTGCGAAAACCATAAATTTGATTGCATCGGAGACCTTTGCATGGGACGGGGGCTTGTAGGCAAATATGCTTATTTGAATAAAAAGAGCTTTGCAGGTACGGAACTGAATCCCAAAAGATTAGCTGTTTTAGTTGATTTTATCAAGAAACAAACAAACAATGGACATTAAGAAACCTACTATCACCGAGCTCTTGGAAATGCTCAACAAGCCTGCTTTGCTGTATTGGGCAAACAACTTGGGGCTAAAGGGTGTATCTCTTCAAAAGCACCAACAGGAGCTTCGGAAAACAGGCACTTCACTACACAGACAAATACAAGGGTATGTGGAAAAAGGAGAACCTTTTGAAAATCCTAATGACCAGGAGCGGTGGCAGATATTTTGCCGAAACAAAGAAATCCTAACGATAGAGAAAAGTATTGAAACCGAATGGTTCGTGGGTCGCTATGATGCAAAGTTACGAATTGCAGATACAACATACCTCTGTGATTTCAAAAGCTCTAAGGGCAGAAAAGTATATTTTGAAAATATCTTACAGCTAGTAGCCTACCGAATGGCAGAGCCGGACTGTAAGATAGGAATCATAAAAATACCTGATTTCGTGATGATTCCTATACAAATTACAGACTTTCAGGTTTGGGAGTCTTGCATAAAATGTTTACATTATCTCTATAAAATTAAAAAGACGTATGAATTACAAGATCACATTCAATATTAAGTCAGCTATATGCTTTATAGATAAACCCGTTTTTGACGGTATTTTAGCCTACTGCCACATGAAGGCTAAAAATCCTGACTTTGCTCAAAAACTAATTCTTTCAAAAGAAGAATTAGAAGATTTTAATGATTTGCCAATAATCAGACACCAAGACGGTTATTTTCTTGCCTCTTGGATGATGTTTGATGAAGAACTGGCTACCGAGTTTAAAGGTTCATGGAAAAAGCGTTGGAACTCCAAAAACGATCATCTAGTAAACTTTCAGAAAAGAGTCAAAAAAA